ACATATATGAACAAGGAGTAACACCGACATGGCATCAGCCGTAACAGGTACCGGCAATCTAGCCGCAGCACCTACAGCGTACTCTGGCGCTAACAGCCAGCTTACACAAGCAATTCAGACCATCTGGTCTAAAGAAATTCTATTCCAATCAATGCCTATCTTGCGTTTTGAACAATTCGCAGTTAAGAAGACAGAACTTGGCGTAGCCCCTGGTCTCCAGATCAACTTCATGCGTTATAACAACCTCGGAAACGCTTCTTCACTCGTTGAAGGCGTCCGTATGTCAACAAGCGCATTGACAGCACAGCAATTCTCAATCACTGTAGCTGAACACGGCTACGCTATTGCAGTATCTGAGCTACTTCTTAACGCATCATTCGATGATGTTATGGCATCAGCTTCACGTCTTCTTGGACGTAACATGGCTCTCTACCTTGATGGCCAGGCTCGTGACACACTTATGGCTGCATCTTCAGTCATCTACGGTGAAGATCGTTCAGGACTCTACTCATCAGTTTCTAACGCTGCTGGTAACAACCTATACGCATACGGCACAGAAGCTACTTCTCGTGCAGAATTGACAGGAAACTCATTCCTCTCAACACGTACCGTTAAGGACGCTGTAGAGACCTTGGCAACCAAGAACATCCCAAGGTTGGGTGAGACTTACGTCGCATTCGTACACCCACACCAATCACGTCGTCTTCGTGATAACTCAGAGTTCATTGAAGTAACCAAGTACGCAGCTCCAGGTAACTTCATGCTAGGTGAAATCGGTCGTCTATATGACACAGTATTCATCGAAACAACTCAGATCGAAAAGGTAACAAACGGTGCAGGTTCTGGCTACTCAGCTGATTCAGTTGTTGCCCCAGGAGATATCGTTTACCCAACAGGTGGAGGATATACAACTCCTGTTCGCAAGACCGGTAATGGTAACAAAGACCGTTACTCAGCTATCTTCATTGGAGATAACGCATTCGGTCACGCCATCTCACTTCCAGTAGAACTCCGCGATGGCGGTATTCTAGACTTCGGTCGTGAGCACGCACTTGCTTGGTATGCTATTTACGGTCTTGGTCTTATTACTGACCAGTCTGTAGTTATTGCAGAAACCAACTAATTTAATACAGTGGCTTGGGGGAACGCAAGTCCCCCCAGCTACTACCAAACACAACTATAAGGAGAACACTAATCGTGTCAAAAGCAAAAGTATCTGACGTTACAGGACGTCAACGTGAAGAGCAGTTAAAGGCAGTGGCAGAACAGCAAGCCTCTCGTGCAAGCGAGATGTCAATGGCTACAATAGCCCAGTCATACAAGGATGAGGTAGAGGTTACAGATCTCACCGTATCGTCTAATCCAACAATCATTGATGAAGTAGAAAGCGTGGGTGTATCCCTAGCTGATGATCAAGTTGTTGTGCGTTTAGCAGAAGACCTTGAACAGATGACATTTGGCTCAGGTAACTATTACTCATTTAAAGCTGGTAAAAAGTACAAAGTTTCTAAAGCTTTGGCTAACCATCTTGAAGAAAAGGGTTATCTTTCTAACCGATTGTAAGAGGACATAGTATCCTCTATAGACCGCTTATCCCGACAACCGCCCTCCTGTCGGGATAAGCCTTTTTTTACCCTGACTAATAGCAGATTTTATTAGATGATTAGCACACTACCTTACTTGGAGGATCAGTGACAACTTTAGCAGCGCTTTCTGATAGATTACGTGCAGAACTTGGTGATACTGCTAGACCTTTTGTCGATACCTTTACAGGTGATGGGGTTACGGTAGAATTTCATCTCTCACATGCCCCTGTTTTAGGCAGTAGCCTAGTTGTTAAGGTGGGAGCTACAAACGTTTCCTCTACCACTACGGTTAATGAGGGTACTGGAATCATAATTTTGGCAACACCACCAGCCAATAACGCAGTCATAACAGTGGCCGGAACAGCTTTTCGTTACTTTACCGATACTGAAATTTGTTATTACGTAAATACGGCTTTTACTGAACATGCCCAACGCACAACCGATAGCAATGGTAGCCCAGCTAGTATGAGCACTCTTCCTGCTATTGATGAGTACCCAGTGATTATTTTGGCCTCTACTTTAGCTCTATACACACTGGCTACAGATGCTTCGTTTGATATTGACATAATCTCTCCCGATGGTGTGAGTATTCCACGATCTGAGCGTTATCGTCAACTTTCTGAGGTTATTTCTCAACGTAAAGAACAATACAAAGAACTATGTAGCATGCTTGGTATTGGCATGTACCGCATTGAAAACTTTACTTTACGCCGTATCAGCCGCCTTACAAATCGTTATGTACCAATCTATCGCCCTCAAGAAGTGGATGATGGGTCTATTCCACAACGTGTATTCCTTCCCATTCCAAACTATGGGGATGTCACTCCTACTACACCCGCAATCTCTAAAGATCTTTCTCTTTATGCAGGAGATGACTTTGAAGAAATTATTCGTTTTGGCATGGATATTTCAGGTTACACTCCAGTGGCCCAAGTTCGTTTGTACCCTTCAGTACCAGGAAGTGCTGTAGGCCCAGTTATTATTGGATCCTTTAGCTTTACCAAAACTGCCTCTGTATCTGGTGGCCCATTAGATACTCTTCATATGACACTGCCTAGTGCAACAACTAAAGACTTTCCAAACGTATCGTACTATGATCTACAGCTAACTTCTCCTGATGGCAAGGTTAAAACATACACATACGGAAAAGTATTTACTCATGCACAAGTTAGTGAACCTCTAGGACCATTCTAATGACTAACGGCCATCCTTCTAATTGTGGCTGCAATGTCTGCAACAACGACGTACTATTTATAACAGACAGTGGCCCTGGTGTTGTTGAAATAACATCTGCACCTATTCCAAATCCAATTTTTCCTGATATCACTAATATTGCTAATGAAGGTCCTGTTGGTATTCAAGGATCAACAGGTTTTCAAGGCGCACAGGGTACACAAGGACGTCAAGGTACTCAAGGCCTACAAGGTCCAAATGCAGCTATTACTTTTAGCCCAACACCCCCAACAAATCCTTTACTAGGAGACCGTTGGGTAGATTCAAACAGTGGCCTTGAATACACCTGGATCTATGATGGTAATGGCTATCAATGGGTTGAAGTTTCAGCCAGTGGCTTTATTGGGGCTCAAGGAACTCAAGGATCTATTGGGTTACCCGGCCCACAAGGCGTACAGGGAACAACGGGTATTCAAGGTTTCCTTGGTTTCCAAGGAACACAAGGAACACAAGGCACTACCCCACTTGTTTCCTTTGTATACACACAATCACCGGCATCAGATACTTGGGTTATTGAACATAATTTAAGTTTCTACCCTAACATTACAGTGTTAGATTCTGCTGGTACAATTCTAGAAGGTGAAATATCGTATACAAACTCTAACTCTCTTACCCTATACTTCTCGGCATCTTTCGCTGGAACAGCATACTTATCTTAAGGAGATAAAAAGCTATGGCACGTAAATTTTTAACTAACATTGACCTAAGTCAATTAGAGCTTCAGAATGCTGCCATACAAAATTTGGCTGCTGCTCCTGCTGATCCAGTTGTAGGTCAAATTTATTTTGATACCGTTCTTGGCTATCTTCGTGTTTGGGATGGCGCTGAATGGCTAAATACTTCTACAGGAGCTCAAGGAACTACAGGTACCCAAGGTATCCAGGGCTTTGATGGTACTCAAGGAACACAAGGCATTCAAGGCTTTGATGGCACACAGGGTACGCAAGGTATTCAAGGCTTTGATGGTACGCAAGGTACTCAAGGCATTCAAGGATTTGACGGTACTCAAGGTACTCAGGGAATCCAAGGTTTTGATGGAACACAAGGAACCACGGGTGCACAAGGTACTCAAGGCACACAGGGAACTCAAGGAATCCAAGGTACCCAAGGTGTACAGGGTATGCAAGGAACTAATGCTGGAATTCTTTCAGTAGGCACTGGTCTTAACCTTGATGGAATGACTGGCGAGCTTACAGTTGATGAAACTGTAATTGCTACTAAGTCTTATGTAGATTCAACTGCTCAAGGACTCTTTGTTCTCGGATCAGTTCGTGCGGCTTCTGATGCAGCACTTGACCTTACAGGAACAACACCAGTTGTTGGCGGAGTAACTCTTGCTAATAATGACCGTGTACTTGTTAAAGACCAAGCAACTGCTACTGAAAACGGAATTTACATCTTTAATTCCACAACAAGTACACTAGTTGCTTCTACAAACGTTGAAGATATGGACCTAAAAGAGGGTTCATACACACTTGTAACTGAAGGAACTGCTGCAGCTCAAGGTTGGCTTATTACTAACTACACAGGTGGAGCATCTACTTGGACACAATTCTCAGCCGCAGGTGAGTATACCGAAGGTGATGGAATCCAATTTGTTAGCGGTGCTATTAAAGTAAAACTTGATGGTACATCTGGTTTATCAGAATCCGCTAGCGGCCTTAAAATTGATACTTCTATTGTTGTACGTAAGTTTGCTGCGGATATTAGTGGTGATGGCTCTACAACTTCGTTCTTAATTAATCACAACTTAGGAACAACAGAAGTAGAAGTGGTCGTGTACTCTTATGAAACATCACAAGAGGTTGTAACCGACATGACTGTTTCTGATGTGAATAACGTGTATATCGGTTTTGGAGCTGCCCCTGGAGTAGTCTCTGGAACTGTTAATAAATACCGCGTTGTAGTGCACGCCTAAAAACTAACTATTTTAGGAGTTCAGTATTATGGCCCGTAAGTTTGTCGTACCGATTGGTCTGCTCGCTTCTGCGACCGACCCTACGGGCCATAACGTTGGCGACACGTATTTTAACACCGCAATAAGTGCAATAAAAATTTATGATGGCGTTTCTTGGATTATAAGTTATGGCGCTGTACAGGGAACAACTGGTAGCCAGGGAACAACAGGTACTCAAGGATTAACAGGTCTACAGGGTTTAACGGGTTCACAAGGAACCCAAGGTATAACTGGCTCATTTTCAGGAACAACTATTGATGGGGGTACAGCATGATTGACTTCCCAGTAGGGGCAGAAGTTGGGTTTATTTACACAGTTGGTGATCGCTCTTGGCAGTGGACCGGTGTTGCATGGAAAGCTGTATCAACTACCTATGGTCCCCAAGGTATACAAGGTTTATCTGGAGCACAAGGTGCAGATGGTTTGCAAGGAGCTGATGGTGCTGGTGCTCAAGGTGCTCAAGGAAGTAGTGGACTGGGTACACAGGGTTCCACAGGTATTCAGGGTATTAGTGGTGCTCAAGGCATTGGTGGTTTTCAAGGAACTCAAGGTATTGTTGGAGCTGGAACACAGGGTGCAACCGGTATTCAAGGCGCAACAGGTGTTCAAGGACATTATGGACTACAAGGTGATTTAGGTGCTCAAGGCATTCAAGGAGTACAAGGTGGGTACGGCATACAAGGTGCTCAAGGAATTCGTGGTAATCAAGGTGTACTTGGTAACCAAGGAATAACTGGTAATCAAGGTATTCAAGGTTTTGTTGGAATTATTGGATCACAAGGTGTTCAGGGATTTACTGGATCTACAGGAATTCAAGGTCGTACAGGACCACAAGGAGACACTGGCTCTTTAGGATTTCAAGGCGTTCAAGGCAACCAAGGTATACAAGGTTTGCAAGGTTTGCAAGGTTTGCAAGGTGGAGGATTTAACCAGTTACAAGGTATTCAAGGTTCAATAGGTAATCAAGGTATCCAAGGCATAACTGGATTGCAAGGCGTACACGGTATACAGGGTATTCAAGGACAAGCTATCCAAGGAACAACCGGGGCGCAGGGAACGCAAGGCGCTATCGGTACACAGGGACAGTATGGAAATCAAGGTGTTCAAGGTATAAGTATCCAAGGCACAGTTGGTCCACAAGGCGTTCAGGGAGTACAAGGCGCACACGGTGTACAAGGATATGGTTTTTCCCAATTACAAGGTGTTCAAGGTAATCAGGGTACCCAAGGTAACCTCGGTATCCAAGGTTACTATGGCTTACAAGGTATACAAGGAAATTATGGTCCACAAGGTGTTCAGGGCAATTTAGGAATACAAGGGTCTTTTGGTGTACAGGGTTATCAAGGTTTCTTAGGTAACCAGGGTACTCAAGGTATTCAGGGCATTCAAGGCAACCAAGGAACACATGGTGTTCAAGGTAACTATGGTGTACAAGGAATCCAAGGTCTACAAGGACTACAAGGTTACATTGGACTACAAGGTTTTGTAGGAATTCAAGGTTTCTACGGATTACAAGGTATTCAGGGAATTCAAGGATTGCAAGGTGTTCTTGGTCTTAAAGGTGACCCTGGTACATCCGTAACAATTTTGGGAACCTACCCAGATTATGCATCTTTAGTTGCTGATCATCCAACAGGTAGCCCAGGAGATGGTTACTTAATTGCGGGAAATCTTTGGGTATGGGAAGGCACCGCATGGGTTAACGTAGGAACTATTCAAGGCCCACAAGGTATCCAAGGAAACAGTGGTGCCGATGGTGTTCAGGGTGTGCAGGGACTTCTAGGTCTACAAGGATCTACGGGCGTAATCGTAGCAAACCCGCCTTTAAACTATAGCTCGGGAAGTTTAACAATTGCATATGGCGTAGGATTAACCATTAGTGGTACGGCCCTGTCACTAGACAGTACTGTTCTTACCACTAATACAGGAATTGATGGGGGTTCGGCCTAATTGAAAAAGTTAGTGTTGTATACTAGTTCTCTAAGGAGCCATAAATGACAGTACAAACAGTTATTAAACACCGCCGCGATACTGCGGCTAACTGGACTGCTGCCAACCCTACACTAGCTGCAGGTGAAATTGGCGTTGAAATTGATACACTTAAGTTTAAGATTGGTGATGGCGGTACTGCATGGACTGTTCTTGCATATCAGAATACACAAGGCCCACAAGGTATCCAGGGATTACAAGGACTTCAAGGTAATGCTGGCTATGTAGGTAGCGACGGTGCACAAGGTCTACAGGGTAGACAAGGAACTCAAGGTGTGCAAGGCACACAAGGAATCCAAGTTCAAGGAACACAAGGTATCCAGGGTAATATTGGTACACAAGGAATTGTAGCCTCAAGTACTGCTCCAACAAATACCTCTATTTTATGGGTTGATACCTCTCAAACATCTCTTACATCAGTAAGTGGTGGAACCGTAACAAGAGATACAAATATACAACTCCGCAGAGACACCGCTGCAAACTGGACTTCATCAAACCCTACGCTTGCAGTTGGTGAAACTGGTTTTGAAACTGATACTGGTTATTCAAAGACAGGTAATGGTTCAACTGCTTGGACAAGTTTACAATATGGTAACTTTCAACAATTTAAACGCGGGTATATTTCTCAAGCTTGGTACTACGGAGGATTTGCTGGCAGTGGTGGAACAAATAGTGCTATAACGCAAAATACTTTACACGCCATACCATTTTATGTAGGTAACACAACAACTTTTGATAGAATAGGTATTAATGGTGTTGGCGGTGCTGCTGGAACAGTACGCCTAGGAATTTACTTAGATAACAATGGTTTACCTGGAACACTTTTGGCAGACTATGGAACTGTTAGCATGGGCGGAAGTGGTTTTCTTTCTATTACAATTTCTCCAACATTGTCTGGAATAGTATGGTTAGCGGCTGTGTCACAGGGTGCAGGATGTACTACTAGTACAGTGGGTTTCATGTATAACCCATTTATTGGAAATACAGATAGTCCTTATGCTAGTGGTGCAAGTGGAACAGGATATTATCAGACAGGTGTGAGCGGGTCATTACCCTCGACGTGGGGAAGTACATTTAACATATTAAGAGCTGGAACGATTACTCCCGCAATATATATGAGGACGGTATAATGGCAATTCACATAACTTACGGTGAAGGCGGATTTTGTGAAAATTGTGACCCTAATCACCCCCACCCTTTTAATAATATAGTTGAACAAATTGAAGTACCAGATGAAATATCTATAGATATACATCCAGATAAAAAATCTGCTATGAATAAATTAATTGCTCTAGGACTGACTGAAGAAGAAATTAAGGGGTTGTTATCATGAGTGTTGTTAAATACTATGACACAGGTTCTGCCCAATGGATAGCAGCAGCTTACGGTGCACAAGGCGTTCAAGGTTTACAAGGCACACAAGGTTTACAAGGACCACAAGGCCCAAGTGTAACAGCTGGTCCTGGACTTCAATATGTTTCGGGTATTGTTCAACTACAATCACCTACTGGTACTGGTAACAACGTAGTATTGCAAAATACACCAACGCTTACTACTCCAAATATTGGTGCTGCAACAGGTACATCAGTCATTGTAACGGGCCAATTACAGGGAACGTCTATACAAAGAACTGGTGGTACTTCAGCTCAGTTCCTTAAAGCTGATGGGTCAGTAGATGGAAATACTTACATAACTGGTTTAACAGGGGCAGTACTTACTGCTGGTGGTTCAACAATTACGCCACCTACTGCTGACATAAAAGGTCTTATTATTAAGCCCGCAACCACTGGTCTTAGCGCAACTATTACTGGAGCGTCTGTAACCTCTTCTTTTGCAAGCATAACTGGTGGAAGTATAACTGCATCTACAGCTACAACTACTATTACAGGAATAAGTTCAACGGCAGGTCTTGCTATTGGAATGAAGCTGACCAAAACTGCTGGTACAGGAGTTTTTGGGGGTACCGCTGGAACTACGGTAATTAAAAGCGTTGATAGTGCAACTCAAATTACTATTTTTTCTACAGCCGCAAACACTGCTGGAACTATCACATTTTCTGTTGCTCCACCAACAGGTGGAGTTACATACACAGCAACAAATTCATTTTCTGTTGGACAATTAGTTTCTGTAACGGGAGTTGTTCCATCTACATTAAACCCAACATATATATATTCAGAAATTGTTGGCGCTAACTCTACAACCTTTACTATTATAGCTGGACTTACTGGAGTTTATACCTCTGGTGGAACTGCAACGGCATGGTCTAACACACAAGAATGGCAAAATCCTTCAGGAACAGCTTCAGCTCAAATAAATGCATTGGGAGCAAGTAAGTTTACTGGTTTAATAAATGAATTTAGCCTTACTAATGGTATCCACCTGGGTGTTGGTGGTGGAGTTTCTATTGGTTCTGATACGTCCCCTAGATTACTTTTTGTTCCTCCTGGGGTTACAGATTATCTAAGTAACTGGCAGATAGATGTAAATGCTGGAGTTTTTAGATGGTTTACTCCAGGCAACGTAGCGATGAGCCTTACAACTGCGGGAGCACTTTCTGTAGCGAGTACTGTTTCAGCTTCCGGTCAAATTCAAGCACTTTCTGCAGGAAGTACCGCAGATGGAACTGGTCAAATCTACTTAAACGGATCTACAAGCAATAGAATTGAATTTTCTACAACTGGTAGTAACGCTCCATCTTATACTACAAGGTCTTCAGGAACTAAAATCCTTTTGTACCCTCAGACTACAGGCTCTTCAGTTGACCACGCAATTGGATTAGATGCCAATACACATTGGGTTTCAGTGCCTACCTCTGCACATTTCTTTAAGTGGTATGCAGGAACTACACTTGTTGGAACATTAACTGGTGCTGGGGTATTTACAACAACATCACTTATTGGAAACCAGATTCAAATTACATCATCAAGCGGTGGTGTTAAAGGTGTAACAGTAAAGCCTGCGGCTGCTGGACTTACTGCAACTATTACTAACGCAGTACAATCGGCTGGTACAGTAACCTATACAGCAACTAACTCATTTACCGCAGGGCAACAAGTAACTATTACTGGTATCACCCCTACTACTTTTAACGTTACTAATGCTACTATTGCTTCTGCTACTGGCTCTAACTTTACAATAGTCAATGCCTCACTTGGTGGAACTTACTCATCTGGCGGAACAGCAACAGCGTATGCCAACTTGCAAGAATGGCAGACAAACGCTGGAGTTTCCCAAGTAGTAGTAAACCAAGCAGGTTATGTAACAACTCCAAATACAGAACTTGTTATGGAGCAAACTGGTGATAGTTATGGCACCTCTCGCTTACGTTTGCAAAACCGTGGCGGTCAAAACGGTCCATTGTTTGATACTTCAAATAGCACAGTAGATTTAGTTGACTTTGGTTTTAAGTCTATTTCTGGACAAGGAAATATACGTTATGAAGCCAGAGCATTTAGCGCTGCGGCTACCATAACAAATGGTCCAGAATTTCAAATTGGAAATACACAATTAACTGCACAAGGTGGACTTTTAGGTTCAGCAACATCATTTCCTCTTATAGTTGGAACAGGGCTAACTGACCGAAAAATACAAATTAACTCTACCACTGGTAATACTGTACCCCTTACTATTAAAGGAATAGCAACAAATACAGCAACCATTACTGGTGCAACAGTAACTACGTTTGCTAATATAACTGGTACCCTTATTACTCCTCAAGGTGTCTCTGTGGGAGTTTCAAGAATTACTGGTATAGCCTCAACAGCAAACCTATTACCAGGGATGACACTCACTTATGTTTCTGGTGCTGGTACATTTGGTGGAGGAACTGGACAAATCATATCCGTTGATACTGCAACATCTATCAGCATATATACAACAGCATCATCTGTAGCAGGTTCAATTACATTCTCTATTCAAAATTCTGTAACATACACGGCTACTAATACGTTTTCACAGACGCAAAACGTAACTATTACTGGAGCAACAGCTGGAACTCTTAACGTAGCTAATGCCTTTATTGGAGCAGTAACAGCTTCTAACTTTACAATTATTAATACCACCGCTTCTGGTACTTGGTCATCGGGCGGTACGGCAACAATTACTCAATCTGCGGGGTTAACCTCTTGGATAGGTTCAGCTGGTACATCTGTTGCCTCTATAGATACTTCTGGTAACGTAACGGCTACATCGCTTATTAAGTCTGGCGGTACTTCAGCTCAATTCCTTAAAGCTGATGGATCAGTAGACAGTTCTACATATGCAGCAGCTTCTGCAGTAGCTACAGTAGCTGGAGTAAGAGCTGCTACTCAGGTATTAGCTAAGCAGTCCTATGTAGGCTCTAACAATATTATTCCAGCGTATTCATCCCCCGCGGGTTATGACACCGCTATTGACTCCCTATCATTAACTAACTTAAACGCTGGTTCTGCCTCTATTAAGATGTTTTTAACTAACAAAAACATTGAAAACCAAAAATATATTGCAGTAGCACAAGGACCATCAACAAATGCATCTACTTCCACTGATGGTATAACTTGGACTTTAACAACTATGCCAGTATCTGCAGCCTGGAGATCAGTAGCTTACGGTAATGGAGTATTTGCTGCAGTAGCAAATAGCGCAACATCAGCGGCTACTTCAACTGACGGCATAACTTGGACTTTAACAACTTTGCCATCATCTGCATCTTGGTATTTAGTAACTTACGGTAACGGAGTATTTGTTGCAGTAGCATATGGCCCAACAACAACAGCTGCTTCCTCAACTGATGGAATCACTTGGACGCTAAGAACTATGCCATCATCTGCAAACTGGCGCACAGTAACTTATGGAAATGGTGTTTTTGCTGCAGTAGCAAACAACTCAACAACAGCGGCTTCATCAACTGATGGCGTTACTTGGACTTTAAGAACTATGCCAGCATCTGCAACTTGGAGCTCGACAACTTATGGAAATGGTATATTTGCTGCTGTAGCAAACGGACCATCAACAAATGCAGCTAGCTCAACCGATGGTATAACTTGGACGCTAAGAACCTTGCCAGCAGTTGCATTCTGGGTTTCAGTAGCCTATGGAAATGGTGTATTTGCTACAATAGCACCAAGCTCATCATCAGCGGCCTCATCAACTGATGGCGTTACTTGGACTTTAAGAACTAATGCATCATCATCTGCAAACTGGAACGCAATGGTTTATGGAAATGGTGTATTTGTTGCAATATCACCAAGCTCAACAACAGCGTCCTCATCAACTGATGGAATCACTTGGACGCTAAGAACTATGCCATCATCTGCAAACTGGCAAGGAGTAGCTTCAGGACATGTTCAGGACTACGAGCTAATCTATAAAAATACTGCTTTAGCAACTAACGCTACTGGTTGGCTTGATGCTAACAAGTATGACCCTATCTTTGTACCAGCTGGATACTCTGTAATTGCACAGTCTTCAGTATCCCCGGTTAATATTCAACTATCAGGAGAAAAGTGGGTTAACACATAATGGCTACTTGGAATAGAGATGAATCCACACTACGCAAGGCTTTTGTATCTCAAGGAGAAGCTGCGGTTACTAACTCAACTCCCGTATATCGTTCTCCTCAGAGTAAAACCTCTTATGTAAAAAAGATTGTTGTAACTAATAACTCCGGTACTGCAGGCACTTTTGATATCTCATTACATGAGAATAGCTTCATACAAGGTGGAAACGTATTTGTTGCTGTAGCATATGGCCCATCAACAGCAGCAGCATATTCAACTGACGGTATTACTTGGACGTTAAGAACCTTGCCATCATCTGCAGCTTGGTATGGAGTAGCTTATGGAAACGGTGTTTTTGCTGCAGTAGCAGGCGGCCCAGCATCAACAGCAGCCTCTTCCACTGATGGTATAACATGGTCTTTAAGAACTTTGCCAGTATCTGCAAACTGGCAATCAGTAACTTACGGTAATGGGGTATTTGTTGCAACAACAATCGGCACAACAACATCAGCGGCTTCATCAACTGATGGTATAACTTGGACGCTAAGAACTATGCCATCATCTGGATATTGGTATGGAGTAGCTTATGGAAACGGTGTTTTTGCTGCAATAGTACAAAACTCAACATCGGCAGCTTCATCTACTGACGGAATTACTTGGACTGCTAGAACTATGCCATCATCTGCAAGCTGGATTTCAGTAGCTTATGGAAACGGTGTTTTTGCTGCAGTAGCAAGCAGCTCAACATCAGCGGCAACCTCAACCGATGGTATAACTTGGACGCTAAGAACTATGCCATCATCTGCATTTTGGTATTCAGTAACGTACGGCAATGGTGTTTTTGCTGCAATATCATATGGATCAACATCGGCAGCCTCATCTACTGATGGTATTACTTGGACGCTAAGAACTATGCCATCATCTGCAAACTGGTTTGCAGTAGCATATGGCAATGGAGTATTTGCTGCAGTATCAGCATCCTCAACATCAGCAGCCACATCCACTGATGGTATTACTTGGACGCTAAGAACTATGCCATCAAACGTAAACTGGAATGCAATAGCTTACCCACAGCGTTCAGACTTCTCTAGCGATAACTACCTATATAAGTCAGTAAATATAGGTTTTGGTACATCAGCAACCCAGTCTATATCTTATGAAGTTATGGTTCCTCCTACCCACGAAATTAGAGCTAGAGCTACAGTACCGGTGCAGGTAACCGTTATAGGCGAGGTATAATATGATACAGTATAAAGATAGCCTTAAGGAGACACTATGTCAGTAAGATATGAAATCGAAGATGGTACAAATGCCGTAAAGGTATTCTATGATGATAGTACAGTCCCATCCCTCTATCAACCAAACTATCCAGGTGGAGATGCTTGGGCAGATGCTGCTGAAGCAGCGGCTTGGGCGGAACTATACATTGAATCTATTGTAAACGAAGATGCCCCATATGCTCCAGGAAATCGTGGAGAAGAGGGTGGCAAAAAGCCTACACCTGAAGAGATTGCAGCTCAACAAGCTGAACTAGAAGCTAGCCGTAATCCAGCAGAATAACTATTAACGAGGGCGACTAAATGGAACACTATGACGTACTAATTGCAACACCCGGCGCAATGCTAGAGGCTCAGTATGTTAAGAGTCTAGTGTTAACTTTAGCCGAATGTGATAGGCGGGGAATCACTTACAAGTGGTTAAACGCCTACACATCCCTTGTTCATCATGCTCGTGAGTTAACCGCTAGTGGTATAGAGGGAATGCAGCTTGATCCCACCCAAACTACACCTGGTGGTAAAGACATCACCTATAACAAGATTTTTTGGATTGACTCAGACATTTCTTGGACCACTGAGCAGTTCTTTAAAATATACGACTCAGAATATGATGTAGCTTGCGGCTCTTATCTACTAGCTGATGGTATGACTACAACTGTTCATGCGTGGGGAGCACCTGGCGGTATGCCTGCCCATGAGATTGTAAAGATTACAGAACCTCTACGTGTACAAAGTTGCGGGTTTGGTTTTGTCGCCATGAAGTCGGGAGTATTTGAAAAGATTCAACGCCCTTGGTTCTCCCACGAATATGTAAAAGTCGGGGAAGATGCAAACGGCAAAGACATTATGGATGCTGTGGGTGAGGATATCTCTTGGTGCGTTAAAGCCTATCGTGCAGGTATTGAACTTTACTTTGACCCTACAGTTCTAGTAACCCACATGAAGAAACAACCTATTACCTGGGACCATATCCCTAAAAACTTTGTCCCTTCTACATTTAAACAGAGGCTCTAATGGCTAAGAAACCACAGTCAGTATTTATTGCTACCCCGATGTACGGAGGTATGTGCCATGGCTCTTATGCTAAGAGCCTATTTAACACTATGAAGCTCTTACTTGATAGTGGTTACGAGGTCCAATTTAGGGATATGTATAATAACTCTATTATCACAGAGGCAAGAGATTCCCTTACCCAGATGTTCTTAAATTCTGGATGTAACTATCTATTCTTTATAGATGCGGACCAGTCTTTTAAGCCAGAAGATGTACTACGCATGATTAAAGAAGATAAAGATATTATTGGTGGGGTTGTACCTAAAAAGCGTATTAATTGGGACACGGTTTCAGAAGCTACAAAACACGGGGTGCCTGCAGATAAGCTCAGCAAGTTTAGCGGGGAGTTTAATCTAGCCCTACTACCTGGTGCAGAGCAACCAGAAGACTTTACTAAGTCCTTTGAGGTATCCCATATTGGCACAGGTATGATGATCATCAAGCGTTCTGTATTTGAAAAGTTAAAACCCCAAACTAAAGCCTATCTATTTTCATCTACGGGTGTTCTTGGTATTAACCCAGGAGATACTCTTAATCAATACTGGAAATGTGAAGTATCAAGTTCAGGACTTTTAATGGGTGAGGATGTTAATTTCTGCAATATGTGGAGAGACTTGGGAGGAAAAGTATTTGCTGCCCCATACGCTAAAACAACCCATGTTGGATCTTATGAGTTTGACGGTACTTTAAACCCCTAACCTATCCAAGTTAGCTTGTATAGAAACCTTATACTGAACAGGAAGTTTTTGAGACAGTAAGTCTACAAATAAACTCTTAGACTCTTGTGCACGTCCCACCCACCAGCCTGCTACAGCCTTTTCAAATAGCAACCCTAATTTACCAGGATAATCTAAAAATTCATTTGCTTGGTCTAGTGAATGATACAAGCCAAGTTCAGCCCAGGTATAGCACTCTCTCCATTCAGCGTTACGCTCATGGAATCGGGACATTAAAAAGTACCCTTCTTCTCTATGAGGCTGTAAAGCAACCGCTTGTAGTATGCAGTTACTAACTGTATGCTTCCTATCATTTTGGCTTTCAAAACATATAGACATACGCAATAGCGATTGATAGGCTAGGTCTGGATGGGTTTCATAACCAAACTCAGCAGTGCGTAGATAAAAAGAAACTGCGGAGGCCGTTTGTCCACGGCTATCATATTCTTTGGCACAAGCAAAGTTAAGTTCGGGATTAAAGGGATCACTAGATAGATTTACTACTAAGTCCTCAATGCGCATAGTTAGTTGCCTCTTTTACTAGTCCGTCAATTAAATCCCCGGGAGTTCTTAATACAAAAGCGCAGTTATCTTGAAACCCAAAGGAAATAAACAGATCTCCTTGGTATTCAGCAGCACCCACACAGAACTCAATCTGCCCATCTAAAAATGAGAATGGGTTAGAAATACCTATAAAGTTAAAGTCCTCATCCCACAATACTAGGCGATGGCGATATAGTCCATCTTTTTGCATAAGATAGTTTTTATATAGGTCTACCTCATGGGTAATGGAAATATATTGACCCTTCCACTTAAGTACATGGGAGCTTCCACGTTGGTCCTTAGGAGCCGCAGGAGTCGTTTTAAGGGCCTCTTGTGTAGTGTCTGGGGTATCTGGGTGGGAGTATACAATTTCGGTCGGCATAGTCCATTTAACAAAGGTATAGGGCCTATCCAAAACCGGTACCCAGTTCTTTTCACAATAAGATTCATCGGGTTCTGGTGTAGGAATACGCTTACGGACTATTTCCTTAACAGTCCAGTTAGTCTTATCTAACTCAATTTTGGTGTACTCCATACGTCCTTGACCATTGGTAGTGGTATCTCTACGTACCCCGATTAAATAATAGGAACCTTCCCATTGAACTATTCGGGCATCTTCTAAACCAACGAACTCCCATATAGGTGTATGAAGGCTTAACATCTCAACACGAGTGTAATCAGTCATTTCTAGATCTGAGTTAAGCCTACATAGGTAGTTCTCAGTTATAAGACGTTGATCCTTTTCAGGGTGTAAGTAAGCTAAAGGACCCCAGCGTGAAGGAAACTTTTGAGTATTCTCAGAATGATAAAGTGTGTAGTTAACGTGGCGTAAATTAACTAGAATATCCCCATCGTCATCTATAAAAATAGATGGGTTCATTAAACCCGTACCAGAAGTAAGGCCTTGGGATATTACGAGGGGTGCTAATTTGCCCCCTTGGGCTACCGCCCGTTGCACCAGATTGTCCATATAACCTATTATACCCTAGGTAGTTTGGGTAAAAGACAGGGTAAATATGGCATATACTTTAGGCTACTAGCAACTCTCAAGGAGTCCCATGGCAATCACATACAAAATTTTAGGTCAAACAATGGCTGCAGCTACAAATGCTGAAACCGTTCTATATACAGCTGGTCAATATGTCTCTGGAGCATCTGCAGTTGTCTCTACTATTACTATCTGTAATCAGCTATCTACTGCAGCATCATATACAATTGCAGTACGTCCATCTACTACAGGCTCAACTCTTCCACAAAACCGCATTGCATACAATGCTCCTATTGCTGGAACAGATACAACGGCTCTAACTATTGGAGTAAGCTTAGCCCCTGGTGATAAGATTATCGTTTCAGGCTCTACTACTACTCTTTCATTCTCAGCTTTTGGAACTGAAATACTCTAAAGATGACCCTTAAAAGAAGCCTACTCTCTAGTAGCCTAAATACTGGGGATCGTTTTCATTTGTTTAACGCCACATCTCAGTACAACTATTTAGCGGGTACTGCTTCAGGCACAACAGCAAGTGGATTGCTTACAGTTACATTTGGAACACCATTTGCAACAATCCCGTCTATTAGTCTTAACCTTGCTCAAGTAACAAACATTGCAGCAGGTCTTAGTGCCATTAATGTAACTACTACGGGGTTTCAGATTCTTGCTTTCCAACTTGAAGGCGGAACAACTAATGGGTTACCTATAGCCAACACATCTATTACAGTTGACTGGATTGCAGTTAGCCCTATTGGTTCTGCAACAGGAATATCAGCTGGGTACACCTCAGCTATTACAACAGATGTAAATGGAAGCTACCGTGTTAACTTCCCAGTTGCATATACTAGTACTCCAATTGTAGTAACTACTTATAGAGATAACACTTCTTTCTTAGCCCAAGATAACACAAACCATTTTGTATCAGCTGTAGATTTAAACGGATTTGTTGTTACCTTTAGTGCAGGAGAAAATGGCGACTTATGGAGAAGCAGTGCTGCAGGTCAGCTCTCTTGGGTAGCTAATCCACCAGCAAGTGTTAATAGTGGATTTAGTAGTGGGTCTGTTACAACGGCTAACTCTACAGTTTCTCCATCTTATACCGCCCCTGCTGGATTTGGAACAACCTATACTGGAACACCTATCGTGTGCGCAGGCTGGGGTTCTCTACCAGAACCTGTTGGAACAAACGAACCTGGTGCTGAAATTTACATTACATCTAAAACTACCACAGGATTTACTGCCCAAATTGAAACTTACGAAGGAAGTCTACCAACCTTTACACGTACATATAATTGGATAGCTGCAGTTCCTAAGAGTTCTTAAGGAGTAATCAATGCGTGGTGAGATTCGTGAAGGTCGCTTTAACATCCCGTATGAACGAGATTCGTTTATTAATGGGACTACTGCAGAGTTGGTTAACACCGTAGGTACTACGGTTGAGTGGTGGATCTTTGATGAAGTCAATACTGTTGTAGATCCTATATATGACGTAGGCTCATCTAACTCTGTTACTGGTGGACGTCGTTGGAAAACCCCACTTATTGTCCCTGTAATCAGTGCGAGCCTTACCCAAGGAACTACGGCACAGAATGACCGAGGTTTCTACAACACTGATATTTTGCATATTACTATTAACGTAGATCTTATTGAAGAGCGTGTAAGTCTTAGGGGTTCTAACTACTCTACAATCCCTCAACTTAAAAATATTGAAGTTAACCCTGATGATTACCTACGCGATCGTATAGTTTTTAGGGATGAAGTCTTTACTCCTACCCGGGTATTTCCACGAGGTAATATTAAGAACAAGTACACTGTTCTAGTTATTGAGTGCAATCAGGTTAACCCTGAAGAGCTTGTTAATGACAAGCAGTTTGTACACTATGCTGACTATAACCCATTCGACCCAACCACACTATAGGGTACAATTATGCCGATGAAATCTAAAGCACAGCGTAGAGCCTTATGGGCAAAGAACCCAAAGGTGGCAGAAGAGTTTGAAAAGAAAACGCCTAAAGGCAAAAAACTACCAGAGAGGGTGACAAAGAAAAATGCCAAAAAGTAAAGTACGGCCTAAAGCTGCAGAAAAGAAAAAGGCATCAGCTAAATTTAAAGCCGATGGCAAAACTCATATTGTAGACAAGCACGGTAAAGAAGTAAAAGTACACCACCCAGGTGGAGGTAAAACCTACAATCTAACCAAGCTTGCCGGAGCCGTCACCGTTGGTGCCGGTGTAACAGCAACTAAAAAATACCATAGCAAAAAGGGAAGTGGAGAATAACATGTGCAAATCATGTGGATGTGGCTGCTCAAAGCCTAACTGCAAGGGCGCCTGCAAGAAAAAGGCTGGCAAGCCTACTACTAAAAAAGGCAAGTAAATGAAGAAAAAGATGTCCGATAAGGAACAAGATAAGAAGCTTGAAAAAGGCATGACCCCAGCTCAGAAAAAGAAGTTTGAAGCTGCGGATAAGAAGATGGATAAGAAGAAACCGTCTCGTGCCGAAGACAAGAAAATGGATAAAGCCTTAGCTAAGAAGGTTAAAAAGAAGTAACGATTTAGGCCCCGTAAGGGGCCTATTTCATTTATGCTTGGTCTTATAAACCTGTGGAGGATCGTATGATTAACCTAGCTCAACGTCTAGCCCGTGCTGAATCAGATGCTGATAAGAACGCATTTGTTAATGGCTTAGTTGGCCAAGACAAGAAAGCCGGCGAAATGAAAGTCGCAGCCGGATTTGTTGCGGGTTACCTACTCCCAAAGATCATTAAAAAGCATGGATAAGATCATACAGGCATATTTAAATTTAGCTAAAACAGCCGTAGCCATGGATGCACCCGCTTATACTGACCATCTTCGTAAAACTGCTACAGGGGTTTTTGGATGGGAAAAAAGCACAGCCAGCATGCTTACAGTAAAACCGGTGGGGTTTGAATACCACCTAGCCCCGCCTGCTGACAATAGAGACCTAGTCAACACCGCGGAGTATGGCAAACAGTCAGTGCCTCCGTCTCCAGCTATGCGTACCTTTGCAGACAATGTAAGAAACGGTAGGATCTAATGCCATATCTTATTAATGAAGATGAAGCTCTTAAAACCCTACTTACCGGAATAACAGTATCAGACTCTGAAAAAGATCAACGTACTGTAGGGGTGTTCTTTGGACAGCCTGACGTACAGATCCGTCAGCAGGCCTACCCATATATCGTCATAGACCTTGTAGGGGTCTCAGAAGACTTTACCCGTGCCCACAGAGGTATTGCAACACTCCCATATACCCCAGACTTTGTAGTCTCTAACGTAGATGTCGTTACTAGTTACCCCATCCCAGTTACCCTGTCCTACCAGATAACTACATATGCTAGACAGCCTAGGCATGATAGACAGCTAATTAATGCTATCCTTAGTCCTACTAAGATACCTTTTAGATTTGGAACCTTGAGTATTCCTGAGGATGGCACCGTCCGCAGGTTAGATATGATTGGTTTCGTAAAAAGAGATGTTACTGAACAAGATAAAAGATTGTTTAGTAATGCTTTCAATGTACAAGTTAGCGCTGAGTTCTTGGCAGACGAACTTGCACAGATCTACAAGGTGCTGTACCCGCCAACTATTACGACAAACAGTTCTACAGACCCATACACAATATTATCTGTATAATATCTGGACCCCAAAGAAAACATACTTAACCCTAACCCTAAGGAGTAAAACCGGATGACTACCTACAATACTGGTCGGCCCGGCGTCTTTATTCAAGAAGTAGCCCTTCCACAGGTTGTGACCCTACCTGACACAGGCACCGCAGTTGGTGCTCTTGTTGGAGTATTAGGACAAGGCCCAACCGATGTACCGGTTCTACTTCAAAGCTGGACAGACTTTGTAAATACGTTTGGTCCTCTTAATGACGTCTATCCAACCACATGGGCTGCCTTTAACTTTTTTGCTAATGGCGGACGTTCCCTTTATATTAAGCGCATTCCTGGAACTGCATCAGCTGCATCTATTACATTAGATGACGCATCAGTTTCTGCAACGCCAACACTTACAGTTTCAGCAAAAAACCCAGGAACATGGGGTAACTACCTTTCTGTTTCTGTAGATGCAGGTTCTGCAGCAGGTCGTTTTAACCTTGTTGTTTACAAGACAACTATAGTATCAGGACGCTCAAGTACGGCTGTTGCTGAGACATGGCGCGATCTTACACTAAGCGCAATTGATCCTCACTATGCACCAATTGTTATTAATACTGGTTCTAAGTTAATTAGTCTTGTTGACCTTGGTTCTACATCTACTGCCCCAACCAATATCCCAGTAGCTTCGTCTGCTGCATATCTAAGTGGTGGAACAGATGCGGGATCAGCACCAGTTCGATCTGACTTTGCAGATGCTTTACTAACATTTGATGCTATCGATAATCCTATTATCTTTAACTTACCTGATGCCGGTTATATCTATAACCCAGTTACAGGTATCTCAGATCAACGCACACTTTCTATCAACATCCAAGCTGATGCAGTGGCTTATGCGGATGCTCGTAATGATGCCTTTGTTATCATCGACACACCAAGTAGCCTAACAGTTCCAAATGCACAGCAATATGTATCTGATGTGGCTGCTGCTTTTGCCGCTAGCTCAACAGGAAACGTTGCTGCGGCTTATTATCCATGGCTTGAAATTCCAAATACCTTGAGCGCAGCTCCAGGTGCTCTTCGTCACCAGGCTCCTGGTGCAGCTATGATCGGACAGTATCTTGCAACAGATGCTTCACGAGGTGTCTTTAAGACTCCTGCTGGTTACGGCAACCGTGTAGCAATTGCAGTTGCTACTGAAACCCAACTTACAAATGCCCAACTTGATTCACTCAACGTAGGCACATACCCAATCAATGCGATCCGTCAGATTCCTGGTGTAGGCATAGTTGTTATGGGTGGCCGTACATTGGATGCAGATCCACGTAACCGCTATATCAACATTCGTCGTTCCCTTAACTACATTGAGAAAGAACTTAAGCGTCTTTCTGCATTTGCTGTCTTTGAGAATAACGATTCAATTCTTTGGGGTAAGCTACGCGCCACACTAGGCAATTTCTTGTCAAGTTACTGGCAGCAAGGCGGACTCCGCGGTACAAGTCAATCCCAGGCATTCTACGTGACCTGTGATGCATCTAACAACTCCTTTACTGATATGCAAAACGGCACTGTTAATATCTCAATAGGTGTTGCTTTAGAGTATCCAGCAGAGTATGTTGTTATTCAATTGGGACAAATCACAGCTAGCGCTACGGCCTAAGGAGACAATATAAATGGCTAATACAAATACACTAAGTAATTTACTTACTGATCCAGTTCGTAATTTTAAGTTCCTAGTAAAGTTCTTGCCAAAAGACGCAAACGATGGAAAGACACAGTGGGATGAATACTCAACTACTTTCGGTTTTATTTCCGTAAGTGGACTAAGCATCTCAACAGAGTCAATTGCATACCGCGAAGGCGGATACAATACCAACGTACACCAGATCCCAGGTCAGACAGCTTTCCAACCAATCTCCCTTTCTAAGGGCGTTATGCTGGGACAGCAAGCTAACAAGGATTGGATGAAGCGTTTGTTCTCTGTTCTTACAGACACTACGCCTTTTGGTTCAACAAGCAACTTCCGTTGTGATCTTGAGATTCAGGTGCTAACCCATCCAAATCCTAAGTTAACAATTGGAAATGATTCAGCTGTGCCTGTTGCCCCACAAGACGCCCACACCTCTCTTCGTTTCTATGTGTATAACGCTTGGATTACAAGCCTTACATATAGCAACTTAGACGCAGGAAGCAATTCAATCATGGTAGAAGACATCACTCTTGTCCATGAAGGCTTTGATGTAAAGTACGGAAAAAACCTAGATTCTGGAAACTCAGCAGGTTCGTTTGCTACTGGCGGCACATACTAAAAGTAATACACGGTTTAAATCTATCAACTAACAAAAGGTAAATAAAATGACTACAAATGAGACTACAATCAGTGCCGAGAGTAATCCGGCTCTCGCTAACAAGCTAGTTGAAGAAGCATTATCTGGTGCTCAGGAGGAAACGGTTCAGCCTATTAAAGCTGAAGTACCGTTGCCTCCTGAGACACAGGTATCCCTTCCAGGCGGTATCTCTGATCCACTATTAGGATTAATTGATTCTGCTGAAATTAGAGAACTAAATGGCGCAGATGAAGAAGCCGTTTCTAAGATTACAGACACAGGTAAAGCACTTATGCTTATCCTTGATCGTGCTGTTGTATCGCTAGGTGGAGAGAAACCATCTAAAGAGCTTATGGATAATATGCTAGCGGGGGACCGCGAAATGCTTTTATTAGCTATTAGAAAAGCCACTTTTGGTAGCGATATTGAACTAGGACCTGGAGCCTGCCCATTTTGCGGTACAGAACAGGTTTATGAAATAGACTTAAACAAGGACGTAAAGATTCGTACCTTAAGCCAAGAAGACCGTATTTTTACAGTTGCCTGCAAGGTAGGGGCAGTAAAGCTGCGTCTTCCTAGCGGCCACACCCAAAAATCTATCGTAAACTCCACAGATAAAACTTCTGCGGAAATCGATTCTATTATCCTTAATGGGTGTATCATATCTATCAATGATCAGAGTATCTTTGGCATGGACGAAGTCCGTAAGCTAAGTGTCTCAGATCGTAGAACCTTACTATCAGAAATAGCATCCCGCAACCCAGGTCCACAACTTAGTTCAATAGAGAAGACATGTCAGTCTTGTAACGAGGAGGTTCCGCTACCACTAACGTTAGCGGATTTGTTTCGTTGATACTGATTATGAAACTTTAATAGATACTTATGAGGCATTAACTAGGTTTTATCCTGGTTGGTCCTTACAAGATATACGTTCTCTATCTCCAAGAGAGCGTTTAATCTGGTTAACTAAAGCATTAAACAGACCTAGGCGGTGACGTAAATGGCTATTGATAATCTCAATACTCCCTCAGATGCTGAGGGTTTGGGTTTTGGTGTCAATAACACCGGCGGTATGGATGAGGCAATAAAGATCCTTTCAAAGGGCATGGCCCAATTTCTTAAGGATGCTGTTAAAGCTGGCGCTACAGTTAAAGACATGGAGAAAAGCGCTGCAAAGATAAGTCAGTATCTTACAGGCAAAAAAATTAATGACCTAGGTCTTGGCCTAGGTGAGATGCCAACCTTTAAAAATATCTGGGGTGCAATGACCCCTATGCAAAAAGGCATCATTGGGGCTGGAACTCTAGGCTCTTTGGGTATGGGTCTTTTGCCAAATACACAACAAGCAGTAGGTTTAAGAACATCCGCAGATATGTATGCAGGGTTAAGCGGGTTAACTCCTAATCAAGCAATTAACCAAGCTAACGCAGTAGCTCGTGCTGGTGGTGCTACCAGCGCTACGGGCCCAACGATGGCTGCAATGAACATTGCATATACTGGTGGTTATCTAGCAAATACGGCAAGCTCTAAAAACATCATGAGTCAACTCGGTGGGTTAAGCGCGTTGACTGGTATGACCAATGAACAGGCTGCAGGTGCAGCAGCCGGTGCAAACGGTATGAGTTTCTTACGTATGGGTGTACGTATCCGTGATGCTAATGGTCAGCTTAGACCAATGAGTGACATCATTAATGATGTCTGGAACTTTATCTACCGCGGTAGAACAGACATAACTAAAGACGAAGCTATGATGCTTCTCAACCCTGGCAGTCCAGGAGGCACCTCTATTCGTAGAATAGCTGGAGACCCCAATCTTGCCAATGAAATTATTATGGGTATTGTTGCACGTGCCGGTAATAAAGGAAACCCATTAACAGCTAAGCAACTATCTAGCGCTAAAACTTCTTTAGGACTACTAGGTGTTCAAGGAACAAGCCCATTAGCTACCGCATTTAACTACAACAGCAAGCAAGCAAACTACTTACAGTCTACTTATCAGGGACAAGTAAGTGGCTATAACATGTCTTTAAATGCGGCATCAGATATAACCTCTGGTCTTACAGGAATGGCAAATGAACTAGGGCCTGTTACTGCATTGTTAGGGCAACTTAAAGGTGTTCTTCAAACCTTCCCAGGATTAGGCGGAGTAGGCGGAACCTTAAGTGGCTTGGGTGGACTAGGAATGTCTATCGGCATGCAGGGAATGCAAGCCAAAATTATGGGACAGTATTTAGCAAAGGCTGCTAGTGGCGGTACAATTGCTGAAGAAGCGGGAGCAGCAGCATCACGACTTGGATCAGTAAGCAAAGTGTTTAGTGCACTACGCTTTTTAGGACCAGCTGCTACTGCAGTTGGCGCAGGCGTAAGCGGTTTTGCACAAGGCAAGCAACACAACGGTTTTGGATATGGTTCTTTATTTGGAGCATTAGGTTCAGGCGCATTAGCCGGCGGGCTTACTTTTGGTATTCCTGGGGCTATTGCTGGTGGACTAGGTAGCGCAGCTATAAATGCTTTAGGTCAATTGTTTGGTAGCGGTGGTCCTGAGACTTCTTCTACTGGACTATCTTCAAATGCAAGCGGCGGTCAACTAGGAAGCTCACTGGGAATACCTACATCTGGTGACACAGTAGTTACCTCACCATTTGGACAACGTAAAGCAGACCACGGAATTAAAGCCGGTTTCCACCCAGGCATTGACCTTGGTCTTAAAGAAGGAACCCCTGTTAAAGTTACCGCTGACGGTACTGTTACCTACGTTGGAAATGGGCGTGGTTATGGTAACCATGTAATTGTTAACCATGGGGATAAGTCAACCCTGTACGCACACTTAAGAAGTATTATTGTACGCAATGGGCAAAAGGTAAAAGCTGGGCAAATTATTGGTTTATCTGGTGGTAAAAAAGGTGCCCCTGGATCAGGTAATTCTACCGGGCCCCACCTGCACTATGAGGTAAGAGATAAAAGCGGTCGTGCAGTAAATCCACTTTCTGCAAAGAATTCAAAGGGTATTAGAACTAAGTACGACTATAACATGTCTGATAATGATTCGCCTTTGGGTAATGCGACAACTACAAATAGCCGTCACATGCAGAGTAGCTTAAGCTCTCAGGATGTTTCCGCTATGTTGGCTGATGGTAACCCTGGTTCTGTAGTTGGTAAGATCTTTGGGAATAAAGCCTACTCAAATGGTAAGTTACTTTCCGGGTACTCTGGAACTATATTGGGAACAGGTGATCAAAAAAACTGGGCTAAAACTCTTTTAGAAAAACTTCACTATCCAACTTCGAAAGCAAACGTAGAAGCTCTTACTACTTGGATGGCTTGGGAAGGCGGGCATTGGCATAATTCCGATCATTACAATCCTTTAAATACAACCATGCCTATGCCTGGTGCTATAAGCACTAACAAAGAAGGGGTTAAATCTTTTACTTCTTGGGACCAAGGATATCAAGCAACTATTAAAACTTTAAACAATGGGCTTTATGGACCAGTGTTAAAAGCACTTTCTGCAGGAAATAATTCTAGAGCCGTACTTAAAGCAGTTAATCATTCTAAATGGGGAACACACATCCCTGGCATAGGAGGACCAGACGGTAGTGGAGGTAGTTCTACAGTGGGGTCCTCTACGGGCGGTGGTAATCTTTCTAGTACTAACATTACAGTTAATGTTGGTGGTATTAAGGTTCAATCAAATAAGTCAGGACCTGTAGGCGTAGAGCTCATTATTAACGAAGTAACTAAACAAGTAGCGGCAAAGATGCGCAAAGACCTGTTAGGAAAGTATTAATATGTCAGTAGTTATCCCCGGAGTAACCTATAAAATTCAGATGTATGAGTGGGTAGGAAACAACTATACCAGCGCCACTAGCGCTAACAATATTGGTACAAAGACCAACTCTTCTTCAGGAGATTGGACCCCGCTACCTTCTGATTCTGTGTCAAAAACATTTAATACAAGCAGTGCCATAATGTTTGTTGTTACTGTGGTTGAAACAAGTAGTGGTAGGTTGTTAGATGAGGGTGCAAACGTACAGGTAAGCGTACAGTGTAATACTGCGGATATTCAACTATTTGGCACAGCCCATAATAATAGTGGTGGAGCAGACCTACAAAATGGTGGGCATAATGCCTCAAGCAACGATCATTGGTGGGGATTTTACATTCCAACAAAGGCCACATCACGTCAGTTTACCGCAGCAGATTTTAGTATTACCTTGCCAGATACATCGCAACTAGCCCAATCGCTTTATTCTGCAGTTCATGGTGGACCTTTTACAGGCACAGGAACGGTAACACCATACAATGTATTTCCAATCACACTAAATGTTACTAATGCAACTGTGCCCTCTTTGCCCGGGACAATTACCGCGTTCCTTGGAAAGGGTAACATTGTAGATAGCGTGTTTAATACAGCCCTTTCTCAATGGATTGTAACTGCAAAAATTTCTGGAAATTATATTGTTTACACCTTTCCTAAACCTTGGTATATAATTCCACTTTCTAATTACTATGCCGCCCCCACATCACCGGCCAGTCCAGGCAAGTATACTTATAAAACTTTTAAAACCCTAAGTGATGCTTTAAAAGATTCTACTGCTGCAGCTATTGCTGGATCTGGTAGCACAAAGACAACAAACCCCCCGTCACCTAAGGGGGCTGTACAAACCTCTAGTCAATTAAACCAAGCACCATACACATCCCAATGGAACCCGCCTCCACATGCAGCCACTAAAGGCGTATCTTTTTCTGACTTTTTGGCACAAGAAGCATTTTCGGGAGATAGTCTTGCATACAGTGGGCCATCATTATCAACATCCTATAACACAAATGATGCGGCACTTGTTGCCTTAGAAACATCATACCGTTCTAGATTAGGACGTTTATTTCAAGACACGGCTAATATAACTAAGACAAATAAAAAAAGTCAAGCACCTTGGGGTTTTCACTTTATGTACAACCCTAACAACATTAACTATAGTAGTACCTCAGATACTTCAATTGACTGGACATTAGGTAAGGCAGATCCTTCCAATGCTATTGGTGGAAACACAACTGTTAGTTTTCAACTTTATCTTAATAGAATTATTGATGTAAAAGATCTTAGAACTAATGGTCCTTCAGCCCTTGCCCGTGCTTATCCTGGGTATAGCAAGGCAGGAGATGTATTCAATGGAATTACAACCCGTGGAACTGAATATGATTTAGAGTATCTATATAGAGTTTTAAATGGGGACCCATTAAAAGGTGAAGCTTTATTATCAAGCGGTGACCTTACCTCCGATGTTGGCTATATAACTATGGCCCCTTTTTGGTTGCACATCCATGACAACATGCGTTACTTTGGATCTATGGCCAGCCTAAGTGTAAATCATTTAATCTTTACATCTGATATGGTTCCTGTATTTAGTACAGTAGACATATCCTTTATCCGTTACCCTGCTACCGGCAACCAAGGTGTATCTGCTTCTCAATGGCAGAATAAATATCTTGGAACTGTTACAAGTACTGGCGCTGGTGCTGCACCTACAGGAAAGCCTAAGAAATGATAGAACGCGTATCTAGATACTATACAGGACCTTTAGCTCAGACCCCAAATAAATATACGGGTGCCTATGAAATCTCTGTATTTAGGCTTTTTCCTACCAGCAAAAAAACCACATATGACTCTTATACATGGGTAGATGGTGACACCCTAGGGGGGTTAGCTAACCTAAACATAGGTGATCCACGATTCTGGTGGGAGATAATGGACGCTAATCCAACTGTTACAGACCCGTTTAACATCCCACCGGGTACGTTATTAAGGGTTCCAAATGCTTGATATTGGTATCCCACGTAGTGTATTTATATGGAATTCTAATGCCTCTATATACGACAGCTCTTTTACTGTGGTGTTTCCAAAAACCCCAGACATTGAAGTACTCCTTATTGGTGCTGAACTGCACCAAGATATTCACATGCACGATAGATTAACTTTACATATCAAAGGAAGACCTTGGTTAAAGTCAACAGCCATAGTTAATGGGGATCCTATGATTTTTACTTATATTTCAGGCAAAATTAAATCTACATTTAATGGATACGTATCAGCTATAAATCAAGCAAACGGTATGGACGGTGCAAATACAGACATTGAATGCGTATCTGCATCTTATGTATTAAAAGAAACAGATCAAAAGATTTATAAAAACATGACTGCAGATAGGTGTGTAGTCAACATAGGTAATAAACATGGGTTCTCTACAACAGTTCAACGCCACTCTAGAGTACGAAGTGCAATTGTACAGTCGGGTCAAACAGACTGGCAACTTCTTACTAGCCTAGCTACTCAATGTGGTTTTGCTTTGGTTGTAGAAAATACGCATATTACTTTTGTGTCTAAAGACAAAATCTTTAATAGTAAGAAAGCAAAAGCCCCCTACTATTACTATGTAGATGATGAGATAACCGGATTGGTTACAAAGCACGATAGATTATCAGGTAGCATTTTTTCATTTGCTCCCATCATTGCCGACGAAAATCCAGATTCAGGCATAGCAGTAGACAGGGTTGTATCTGGAAAGTCAACTACTACAGGGCAACCCTTTAAAACCACCCATACTATTAATACGCTTGTTTCTCCTACTTCAGGTGCAGTAACTAACTTTTCTAATAACCCTACAAAAGCAAAGTTTAAAAAGCACCATACACATGAAGTAGTAACCTCTTTAGCAAACTCTAAACTACTTGCTATTGATTACGCCAACCAGCATAGATACCGCCACCGTGCTGAGGTTATGATCATTGGTACGGCTGATCTTCGCCCATATGATCCTATATACCTTGATGGTCTACCCAACGGTATGTCCGGGTATTGGACAGTTCTTTCTTTAAAACATATTTTTAATGGGCGTGTAGCTAACTACATGCTTGAAATTGTAGTGGGAACAGACACCATAGGAGACACATCTAGTACTGCCTACCTTAACGCAAATACTAGAGATGTACAAGCAGAGCTTGCAGGTCAATCTTTGGTAGCCCCTGCTTCTCAACTTATAGATCAAGTACCTTCTATAAATGCCTCTTCTTTATCATCAAACACTAACACCATAGTCTCTACCCCACAGGTAAGCCCTAGCAACCCACTAATTCCTAACCTTACTAATATTCCTTTTCCAAACGGCGCTCCTAATATAAATAGCATAAAAAGAACGGTACAATGGACTGCTACTAAAACAGGGACGGTGATAGCATGAACCACAGCATAGACTATATGCATGATCCTCAGGGTCGTCCAAGATTTTATGGACTTTACCGCGGGGAAGTAATATCGGTAAACGATCCGCTTAAAAAGAATAGAATTCAAGTAAACGTTCAAATGACTACAGGTGCTGGAGTTACGGCATGGGCTGAGGCTTGTGTACCTGTTACTGACAACTCTTATCATCCAGATCATATGGCACATACAGCTGCTCAAGTTGCAGCGTTACTTTTAAACCACACCGATGTTATAACTACTAGTTCGGTTAGTGATGGTGGAACCGGAGCTTCGGCACATTCCCATACGGTAACTCTTAATGCCGCACATCGCCCTGCGACAGGCCAGCTTAACCATCCCCACGTTAACCCAGTTCATACTATGGTTACAGCATCCAAGACAGGTACAAGTACCGCAGCCTCTCCGACCACGGTTACTGATACCCAAGAAACTAGCGTTTATGCTCATGGACAAACTGCCCCAGATGGGACTAATAAACCTGAGCATACTTTTCACCGAGCCCTTCCTGCCGTAAAGCAACACGTATGGATTATGTTTGAAGCAGGGGACCCAGAGTATCCCGTATGGATTGGAACGCAGATCATATGAGCAAAGCACTTAATTTTCCATTTACCCTCAACTATTATGGGGTAGTTGATACAGCTATAGATGTCCATAAAATCTATGAAGATCGGGTTCTAACCCTATTGTCTACCAACGTAGGTCAGCGCCCTATGCTTCCCACCTATGGAACAAATATGGGTGTGGCCCTTTTTGAAAACGATAATAACTTTTCCAAGGCAGCCACTCAGGCCATAAAGACAGCCATATCAAATTGGATCCCAGATGTCTCCATAGACAGCATAGTTATTGGTACAATTAACCCGGTTACCAATGAGGCTGATATAACTATTACCCTGATAACCCCAGATAACCTTTTAACCTCAGTAAGCACTACAACGGCAATTCTAAACTATGATGGGACTGTGACACGGCCATGACGCAGATTGATTATACCTCTAGAGACTTTGCGGCTCTTCGCTCAGATCTCATTCAACTTATCAATTATCGTACAGATCTTGCATGGGATCCAACAGATTTTTCAGACCTAGGTAACGTATTGGTTGAAGCCTTTGCTTATATGGGTGACATCATGTCCCATTATATTGACCGTGCTGCAAATGAAACTACTGTAGATACGGCCATCAAAACAGAAACACTTATTAATTTTGGTAACCTGTATGGATACAAACCTTCAGGACCAACACCAGCAACTGTTAGTCTTATTTTTACAAACGTAAGTGCTAATACCGTTGATCTTCCTCTAGGTACCCAGGTAATGGCGCCATTAAGTTACGGGCCATTCTCAGAAGTTTACTTTGAAACCACTAGTTCTCATGTCGGTATCCTTCCAGGACAATCTATCACCGTTTCAGCAGTAGAAGGAAAGACGGTAAACACCGATCGTCCTGATTTAATTGACCCTACGTATAATAAACCTATACCAGCAAATGTTGGGTTAACAACAGGACTTGCTAACCAAAGCATCTTATTACCTTTTGATACAGGAATCATTGATGGTTCTTTAACTGTGTACATTGGGCAGAGCGCTGCTTTTGCACCATGGACTTATGTAAGTAATCTTTTAGAACAACAACCAGAAGCGTTGGTGTTTACTACAACTCAAAATACAGATGGAACTCTTAACATAATCTTTGGCGATAATGTCAATGGTGCCGTCCCCCCTGCTAACCAATTAATCAGCGCTATATATAAAAAAGGTGCCGGAGCTGCAGGAAACGTTGTACCTGGGGCCATTACCGAAGTTACTTTTGTTCCTGGAAATGTTGATCCCCAAGTCACATCTTACTTTACAGTTACCAACTCAGTAGCTGCTACAGGTGGAGCAGACGCTGATAATCAAACCCAGATTAAAAAGAAAATTAAAGCGGCAGTTGCTACAAGAGGACGTGCTGTAACACTTAAGGATTATGAAAATTTGGCAGTATTAGTACCACAAGTGGGACGAGCTAAAGCTTCAGGTGCGTACTATTCAGCAATTAATTTATACATACAATCTCAAAATGATCCTAGTAGTTTAACGCCTGGAGTATCACTATCTCCTCGTGGTATTACAGCTATTTCTTCGGGACATGTGGGTGCAACTGTTACTTCAGGGTATGTAACATACACTACGGACGCTGATCATGGCTATGTTGTAAACGATTATATTAGTATCTCAGGAATATCACCAAGTGGATATAACGCAACAAACGTTCAGATTACAAACGTACCCACATCTAATACATTTGTTATTGCAAATTCCACAACAACTGCAGGCTACGTATCCGGTGGAACGGTCATTGATCCACAACCTACTAGTGCTTGGAACACCCTAGCAAACAGCGTATCTACATATTTAGCAGATAAAATTCCAGTAGGTACAACATTAACTGTACTGCCCCCTGCGTATATACCTGTGTACATGACTATCAATCTTACTATTGCTCCTGCTCAAAGCAAGACAACAATGCAACAGAGTGTGTATACAGCAATACTTGGTCCTAATGGGTTATTTGCTTATGACAACAACCCATTTAATCGAACCATTACAGTTTCTCAAGTTATTACAACAGTACAAAGTATTCCAGGAATTGTAGATGTATCTATTGGGGCTATGAACATTGACAATCTAGGTGGGGTTAGTAACCTTGCTTTTAGTGCTAATCAGATTCCATACCTAACAATTGGAAATCTAAACATCCCAACCCCAACTGGTGGTGTATAATGCTAACGATAGATATAAGACAGGTAGGTAAATAAATGTCCTCAGCTACATTCCCAAATAGAGTACGCTCGTTTAGTGCTAAGGTAGACTTGGTTGACTACGTACTTGCTGATCACGTTAACTCACTTCAGAATGAAGTGGTGGCGCTTGAAAAATCTTTAGGTGATACAGGTAGTGGTGGCACTTCTTATCTCTTATCTAGATTTGATGCGACACCTTTTAGCACCTCAGTTCTTGACTGGAGTGTTAATGGCAACCTAGGCGCTCGTCTTCTTAATATTGAAGCCGGTCTTGTTAATGGTGTGTCTAACAGTCCATATGTAAGAATTAAAGGCGGTTCTATTATTCAACCGCTTTCTGGATCTGTGGGCCTTACACTTCAAACCCAAGCCGGTACAGCTAACCTTATTACTACGCTTTCTAGTGGGGCGGTACTTGGCTTTAATGTAGACTATATGGGTATTCCTAAAGTAGGAACCGCTAATGTAGTGTACGTAGGAAGCTCGGACTATAACAACATTCTTTCAACTGCGGCTTCAGCTGCAGCATCTATGCACCCATTCTTACTAGGCGGATTGTAAAACTAAAATATGGCAACGTATCTTTCGGGCATATACGGGTTACCCCTGTATGGTGATCGCACCACTACAACATACTATGATTCTAAGATTGTTGCCTGGGCCTATGACTATAATGCTGTCTTTGTTAAATGGCAAAATATTACTTACAACCCAAACTATACTCCAATTCTTTATTGGAGATTAACCCGTACAAATACGGGCACACCAGATAACCCATTTGCTGGTGATTTAGTAACGGGCGGGGCAATAGAAAGTTTTTTAACATCCTATACAGATTATTTATCCGCCGATGTAACGACTCAAACAGTATATTCTTTGTGGGTATTTGATGGACTACGTTGGGTGTTTTGTGGGTCTTCTACAGTTAATATCCTTGTTGATAGCAATAGTTTACTGAAGGTAAGCCGTTGGATTCCACGAGCATGGCTAAATGCTATTCAGGGTACTGGAGATATAACAGGTGAACCTGGATCAACAGATTTAGAGCACATGCTTTCTGGTTTTGTATTTGAGTACGATCGACTCAGAGGAGAGATTGAACTGCTCAGCAAAGCATCTAGCACAGTATACGCGCCCAATCAACTACTTAAAAATAAAATTGAAGAACTTGGGTTTACATACGAACCTACTCTTGGTGACACATACCATAGATCACTTTATAACTCAGGTAACCTAATCAATTCAGATAAAGGAACCTTAAAAGGTTTAGCCGGTTATATTACTGCCCTAACACATTGGAATAGTAAGATAACTGTTGGCCACAACCTTATGCTTGATTATAATGATTCTTCTTTTGAAGAGAACACAGGTAACTGGTCTTCCTATATTGAAGGAACAGATGCAGGCGCCCCAGGATCTCTTCTTAGCCAACACCTTTATGCAAACAATGCAACAAGTGGCGGAGAGCTAGGCGTAGCTATTAACCCACCATCACCAAACCTATATGACCATACATACACACCACGTAATTTGGGGTTTGGTGTAATAAGCACCTCAGCAACAAGTACAGTATCCATTTGGCTGCCTGATGAAGAGTACACAGCTACAACAACAACTATACCTATTAAACAAAACACCCGTTATATTTTTACCGGTTGGGTTAAACAATTAGATGCTACAACAGCCACAGTTACTGCCAGCATTTATTGGTATGACAGGGTTGGAAATATAATCGGCACCACACCCGCCGGACCATCTTTAGCCACAACTACGGGTTGGAACGAGTTTACTTCGTATTGTTCTACAGCCCGTAACGGGTACCTTTCTCCAGTAAATGCCGTCTATGCAGGACTTCGTCTGTACGTAACCCCAAGCTCAGCAACTACTGCAAGATATGCTGTAGATATGTTTATGCTTTGTGAACCTGAAAATAGTCTTGAATATCAAGATGCCAGACGTATTAACATTGCGGTTGCTGGTGATCTAGAAAACTATATTCTTAACCCTTCTTTTGAAGAAGGAGTAGGTTTTTGGACTGCTTCATACAATGGTTCGTTTGCTCAAGATCCTACTATTTCTCCTAGCTCTTTAGTATGGCCATTATATAATGTGGCTGCGTATAACCCTAATGACCCCGCCCAATACTTATCAGCACACGTTGGTGAGCTTACGGCATTTCCAAATGATGGAACACATTATGACCCTGCTTGGATTACATCTGATTGGATTCCTGTAGACCCAGGACAAAACTATACTTTTAGTGGTTCAATTTCTAGCGATGACACACAAAGTGTGGCTATTGCAAGAATTGAATTCTCTAATAAAATTACGGCTGATCAACAAGACCATACTCTTAGTGACAGTAATGGTCAGTACTTTGACCCAAGTGTTTACTATGTTGACTCTATTCCTTTTAATTTTGCGGGATCTATCTATACAGACCCCCTATCAGGGCAACCTGCGCTTCTTCCAGTAAAAACTAGATTTTATGTTACAGGTATTGCACCCCAAACAACAACAGACTCTGGTCAACCTATGGCAAAAGTGTCAGTTTACTTCCCACATCTTCCTAACAATCCTCCCGGACAACTTGATAGAACTATGTGGTTTGATGGGTTATTGTTACAGGACGCAATAACAGTACCTATTTTAGATGATGCAGGTAATCCAGTATTAGATTTTGCTGGTAACCCCACTGTTGAAATTAATTCTTACTTTGATGGTACTGGTGGGCCTATCCCAACAAACCCCGTTAAACAAACCTACCTTTCAGTTATTGATAGTTCATGGGAAACAAAGACACGTACTAACTTTTTGTCTAATCCTTCTTTTGAAACTTTAGATAGTTGGACTGGTTACAATACGCACACTAATACCTCTATTACTTTATCTAATCAATCTGATAATGGCGGCTTTGGTGTCAACCCTAACTTTCCTGCAAACTGGGAAGGCCGTCGTTATATTAACCCGGATGGGTCTTATGGTCTTTTAGTAACAGAGCCAAGCACTGGGCAACCTAAACTTTTCTACTACCCACCAAGATACGGCAGCTATAATTTGGTTGTTAACTACGCCCCTAACTTCCTTGTAGGAGGTGTACCTGTTACACACTACGGTGTGACAGAACTTGAAAACCCGAACGCTGAAAACATTTACTCTTATATTGAAACAACAGCTTACTTACCGTCTCCTGCAGTAGGGGGAGAAGATGTAACTATTTCTATGTATGTACGAGGTTCAGAAGGCCGGTATATTCTTTCAGCATATACTGGTGCTTTTGCTACAACAGCAGATATTTATAATAAGACTATTAAAGTAGTCCAGCATGATCAATATCAATGGATTCGTATTCAAGTGGTACGTCAATTAAAAAGCGGAGAGACATCATTTACTATTCGTTTAGGACATACTAGCGAGGCTGCATATTCATCCCCAGGCAAGATACCTCAATCCGGTTACTTTGTAGTAGACGGAGCACAAGCTGAATATGGGCGCGTAGCTTCCTCATTTGTAGACCCATCAGATTCTGGAACAGTTGTTATTTCCAACCCATCGCACACATCAAGCAATATTTACCTAACAATGAACCAAAATGCATACGCAGGAAAGAGTAGCTATCACAATAACTGGACAGCTAAATCCACCCGCCTTGCTGCAAATTTGCCTTCAGTTCTTCCCTATGGCAGTACTTGGTCATTGCAACGCGGAGACCTATTAAATGTATTTGCATCTGAGCTTAGTGGTTCATTAATACCTTCTGCATCTTTTGAAAAAGATTTAGGAAGCTGGGCAGGTATACGTTCTACACTTACTCGTAAGTATGCTTTAGGCTCTTTGTTCTCAGATAGTTTAGTGCATGGAACGGCATATGCTGAGGTTACAACAACAAACACTGATCCATTTGGTGATCTTAGCTTTGGTATTACTACAGACTTTATACCGGTTAAATCAGGACACGGATATTACGCCTCTGTTGCCATTAAACCAGAAAATCTTTTATCTGAAGGCGTCTATACAATGCACGTAGATTTTTACGCTGCAGATAAATCAACATTAATTGCAGCGAACGAACGATATACAATTACTAATCTAGAAGTCATATCAAACGTTGCCTATATTGATATTGGTCCTAACAACATACCTACTGGAGGAACGATTGTAATACAAGGTCTTCCTTTATCAGGCTTTAATGGTACTTTTACCGTGCGTGAACCTGGTTTAGACCAACCAAGTAATATAGTTGCTTTTGCCATAACATCACCAAACTACCCTTCCACTACGGTATCGGGAGTAGTAACTTATGATGTTACTAATAGTACACGCGTAGTTTCTCAGTCTATTAATCAACTAAATCGTTGGGCCTATCTTGGACTAGTAAACCCAGGACAGACAACAGTAGGCGCAGCGTATGCTAAGGTTAGCGTTATCTGTACCCCCAACTCTTTGGATGCTACTCAAGCATTCAAAATTGACAAAGCTGTATTTAGAGAATAGACTAACTCATATGGGCACATTAATTGTTTCAGCGTTAGCTACGGCTTGCGTCTTGTCAGCAGTTGAGGCATTTTTAATCTCGTTAGGAAAATGGCGGGGTTTATTAGGACTTGTACTTAACATACTTTTTTGTATAACCCTAAAGGTTACATTAAGAGAACTACTGCCATATGTTCTAGGAGCTACCTTTGTAGCATTAATCCTATCACTTCTAGTAGAACAGATATTTACTGGACTACCGAAAGGCAATTTGCCAAAACGCATTCCACCGCGCTAGAATACTTTTAGAAGGAGGGATACATGCAATCACCATACTCAAACCCTAATTTGTCCATGCGGGCTAGGGGATTATTTGCATACTACGCAGAGCTAGGCAGGGTTGTATCTGCTGATGAGCTCTCTGCTGTTATGCCTGAAGGTAGAGACGCTATTCGTTCTGCCATCAAAGAATTAAGAGACCTCGGGTACATCATGGTAACCAAACAACAGGTTAAAGGTCAGTGGCGAACCTATTTGAAATTTTCGGAAAGTGCCCTAAAGCTCTTGTCTACCGACGACGGATTTTCAGGCGCTCTGTCTATAGTACATAGTAGTAGTACAACTACTAGTACTAGTACTAATACTACTAGTGATAATAGTATATATAAAGATACTAACGTATCTTTATATATATCGGGAGACAAGCTCCCGAGGAAAGAAGGTGCTGAAATGCCATGGAACCTAGATGGTGAGGATAAATCCGAAGCCGAACTTAAGAGGGAAGCTAAAACAAAGGCCGCACTAGAACAAATAGAAGCTACCTTTGGTGTAGGGAAGATTAAGAACTCTTCAGACAAGCAGGCCATGCGTAATGCTAAGTACAAGAAGGTAGAAGAAGACTCGTCTCTCAACCACCGCAGAAATAAACCTGAGGCGGATTGGAATACCAACGACCTGCTCTCAGAATTTTCAATGCTGTTTTATCAAAGTTCAGCTAAAGAACTTACTATGCAGATCAATGCTCGATCCCTTGCGATCTGGATTAATCAACGTGTAGGTATGGGTGCGACTAGACAACAGATACTAAATGCTATTAGAATGTTTTTTGGGGACCCACGCAACTTAAACGAAGCGGGCAATGGTGAACCTGTCTGGCGTAGATTTATTGCATTCTATCAATCAGTAGAAGGCAAGGCTCGTGAAGAAGAGGTTGTTGTCTACGCTGATGAAGAATTCTTAGCACATCAAGAAAAGATGCTTAAACTATTGGAGAGTCGACATGTACGATCTGAATGACGTTTCACCTACGGTGAGGCATATGGTTAAGCGGGCGGGGTTGCCTATGAAGTCCATTGGCATGGAGTTCAGCGACCTAGACCAAACCCCTGCTTTGAAGATGGTTGAAGAATGGGTCAGTACAGTTGAATCAGGAATGGTCATTAAAAGCCCTGGAAGCCCCCTTAGCGGCCTTGGGCTCCTATTAGTAGGGGAACCAGGTCATGGCAAGACCACAATGGCCTCTACGGCTCTTCAGAGGCTGATTAAGGGTATGTCGATCCCCGGGATCTTTTATGACTATCCAAAGTTCTTACGACTAGAAAAAGATTCTTGGTCAGACGAAGAGTCAGCAAACCTAATCAAAAGGATTAATGGAGATGGTAAAGATTCCATACCACTTTTTGTTTTAGATGACTTGGGAAAAGAGTATCGAACTCAAGCAGGTTGGTCAGAAAATCAATTCGATGCGTTGTTGCGTTCACGCTTTAACGCGGGATTACCAACAATTGTAACTACAAATGTACCTAGAAATAAGTGGGCCACTACATATGGTGCACCCATGGCTAGCTTTGCCCATGAAGCTTTTGTATGGGTTGATGTAGAATCAGGTAAGGGAGACCGACGAAAGTGAGTAATATGACAGTAGAATGGATGATTACCCAAATCTTTTTATCAGATACTGGGGTGCACGAAGTTTACGTACATAACTCAACACATCGCTTACGTTGCGATTGCCCTGGGTTTGATACTCGTGGTCAGTGTAAGCATACTAGGTTTGTGCGCACACGTATGGACCGCAATGGTGGAATTTATCCTGTTGAGATTTCTACACGGGCCAGCGAAGATGCTGTAATTATTACCAGCGACGATCCAGTAGAGTTTAGAAACTTACTCGTTAACTACGGTAAGATCGAAACGGTTTAGCAAATGCGCGGGGGCGATATTTCAAACGACATTCCTATGCGTGTCTTAGTTTCTTTAGACTGCTTACTTGTTAGAGAAGCTAAGATTAACAAAGTGCTGGGAATTTCAGTGCCGTATGTAGAGACCACTTACAACCGGCAAGCCTTAGCACATTTTTGGCGTTTCAGAGAAAATTATGATTACGTTTTAGAGATCGTGGGGTTTGAACGTACCCAATCAGATATGGACAGGGTATTAGAAGATTTAGATAATCTAGGAACTAACCCATTTAACTATGCGCGAGCTTATAATGTTGTTGCAGATCTAGTAGCAGAGTTGCCTTATAGGCCAGAAGTAAAGCATGTGATCGACATACCAGATCGTGCATTAAGATATGGGCACTGGTTTTTAGAAGAAGGGGGTATACATGGCAAAGCATAATGAGCTTCGTTTGCTGTGGAAAGTGGCCTACGAACGAGACATCTCTAAACTGATTGATTCAGGAGTACAAGATGACTGGTTCTTTGATGACTACTATAAGCAGGCGTGGAAGTTTGTATTAAAGCACTACGCTAAGTATTCAGAGGTGCCGACTGCTGTAACTATTTTGGATAACTTCCCAAATTTGGGTGAGCCTTTTATAGTTGAAGACACGGTTGATTATCTTATAGATGCTCAGCTAGAGTATAGAAAACACCAAAAAACTCTTCAAGCATTGATTGATGCTAATGAGAAGATCGCGGTGCGTGATGCAAATGGTGCAATTGAAGTCTTAGGTAAAGCAGTTCAGGCTATCCTGAATGAGAATACTCGTGACTCAAATGATGAGAACCTTAGTGAAAATCCAATGCAACGTTTTGATGAGTACCAGGCCATCAAGACTCGTCCTAATGGTTTGTTGGGCATCTCAACCGGTTTTAAGACTATTGATGAGATTACCCATGGTGTGCTAAAGCAACAGCTTTGGACTATTGCAGCACCACCTAAAACGGGTAAGTCAGTGTTGGCTATGCAAATGGCTTTACGTGCACAGGATGAAAACATGAGGATCTTATTTCAATCCTATGAAATGACCGCAGATGAAATGAAACGTCGTTACGATGCTATGCGTGCTCATATTGCATACAGTCGCTTACTTACTGGTGGTTTGCATCCTAAGGAAGAAGCTGATTTTATAGCTAGCCTTAAAGTAGAGCGCTCTGATTTTTGGATGCCTGACAATATTGCTACTAGAACTGTTACAGGTCTTTGTGCCAAGATTGAAAAGTTTGAACCAGAGATTGTATTTGTTGACGGTATGTACTTGATGCATGATGAAGATACTGGGGAGAAAGAAACAGAGCGGTCTCTACGTAGCTTGACTCGTAACATGAAGCAAGTGGCCCAGCGTTATGACATCCCGGTAATTGTTAGCACACAGACTCTAGAATCAAAACGCAGAGGCGGCAAAGTAACTGCTAACTCTATCGGATACACTTCCTCGTTTTTACAGGACTCAGACATTGTTCTAGTTCTACAAAGGCAGGATGAAGAGGATGATACGTCTCGTTCTCTTACTATTGCAGCAAGTCGTATTTCAGGTATGGGTTCCGCAGACCTACTGTGGGATTGGGAGGAGGGTCGCTTTGAAGAATTTGCAGCTTTCAATAACATCAAGTCCATTTGATGGTACTCAGTTATGTACACAGTACTCCACAGACGTGTTCTATCCAGACTCAGATGAATTTGGAAATTACAACGAGTCTGATTTTGATATGGCTAAGAGTATTTGCAGTGGCTGTTGGCTTAAGGAAAAGTGCTTAGACTTTGCTATTAAGACCAATGAAAAAGAGGGCGTATGGGGTGGAACAACTCCTTCTGAACGCCGTCGTATTCGTAGAAAGATGTACCGTAAATGATGGATCTAAGAGGAGAACCAATTCACGTATGTCCTTGTGGTTCTAAGCTGTGGAATTTACAGGCTATGTTTGAAAACTATGAGATCTCTTTATACTTTACAGAGATGTCCTGCGCATTATGTGGAACGTTAGCTACTGCACCAACGCCTATTGACAATCCAACCTATATTTGGGGTGAGTAATGTATAACGAGGGTGACGTAGAGGGCGTGCTGTTAAATATGGGTATTGATACCCTACAGCGTGGCGATGAACTAATAGGGTTATGCCCTATGCATTTAGAGCGCACCGGCAGAGAAGATTCTAATCCTTCTTGGTCTATGAATGTAGAGACCGGAGTACATCATTGTTTCTCTTGTGGGTACAAAGGAACTCTTATCAGTCTAGTGGCTGAAGTAAAAGAGTTTACCTCTCCTTGGGGACGTCCTGACTTTGATGCTGCAAAAGAATGGCTTCGTAGCAATATTGAAGTTAACTTTGAGTTCATAGCACGTCAGCTAGAAGAGGCTAAAAATACTTACATACCAATATCTCCTCCTATCGGCATGAGTGAAGCACGTCTTGCGATCTTTGATGCCCCACCACAATGGGCTTTAGATGCCCGTGATCTTACTGCTGAGGCTTGTGAAACCCATTCAGTTTTATGGAACAATGCTAAAGATTCGTGGATCACTCCTATACGTAATCCAAATGGTTTCAAGCTTATGGGTTGGCAAGAAAAAAGCCAGACAGAAAGATTCTTTCGCAATCGCCCTACTGGCGTAGCTAAGTCGCAAACGTTATTTGGATTAGAATTATTTACCGGTGGAACTATGATTGTGGTTGAGTCACCTTTAGATGCAGTAAAACTTACATCATTGGGATATACGGGGGCTGTCTCAACCTTTGGAGCTATGGTCAGTGATGCTCAGCTCTCATTAATGGGAGTAGCAGATAAGTTAATCTTTGGCTTTGATAACCCACGAACAGATTCAGCCGGTAAGAAAGCTGCTAAAGAGATGCTTACTCGTATACGTAAAGCTGGAATGGAATGCTGGTTTCTTCACTACCCTGATGATCAATACAAAGATGTTGGCGATATGCCAAAAGAGTTGGTATCATTATCAGTTGAGGGTTCAAAGCATTTTGTGTATGGGGAGGCAGCGTTTCTATGAGTCGTATGTACTATTTTCCAGACAGTAATAGTGAGGCGGGGCAAGAGTCCTTTGTTCTCAACATGCTTGATGAGAAACGGGATGGTTGGTACCTTGAAATAGGTGCCTTTGCTTCTAAGAAAACAAGTAACACCTGGTTGTTAGAAACAAATTATGACTGGAAAGGTTGGGCTTTTGAATTTGTTGGGGAGTACGTAAGAGAGTATAACGATAACCGACAAAACTTTTGCTATACAGCGGATGCTACTATCTTTCCGTATAAAGATGCCCTTGATCAAGCGGGTTGGCCTAAGCAGATTGATTATTTACAGTTAGATATAGAGCCTGCTAGTAATACCCTATTAGCTTTAAAGCAATTGCCATTAGATGAATATAGGTTTTCCGTTATTACTTTTGAGCATGACCTGTACTTTTCTCCAGAAAATGCAGCAGTAAAACAAGAACAAAAAGAAATACTTGAGTCTCATGGCTACGTCCTCGCAGTCGAGAATGTCAAGGTAGATGCCCCTGGTTGGCCTCTACGAGAGTTCGAGGACTGGTGGGTTGACCCGTTGGTGGTACCAGAAGAAAAATATAAGGATATAAAACTACGCTATATGTAAAGGGGAACAAATGATTATCGGTCTATCAGGCTATGCACAATCAGGAAAAGATACAGTGGCTGCACACTTAGAGGGCAACCATGATTTTAATTGTATTGCTTTTGCAGATCCAATTAAAGCACTTAGTCTAAGAATTAATCCTGCTCTTGCAGAGGTTGTTTATGCTTACGGTTGGGATGTGGCTAAAGCTCGTCCAGAACATCGTAGGTTTCTTCAAGAACTTGGCGTAGGTGCTAGAGAACTTATTGATGAAGACATATGGATTAATAAAGCCCTCAGTTCTATGACCGATGGGGATCACTATGTTATTACAGACGTTCGCTTTCAAAATGAAGCTAACGCTTTAAAAGCTATCGGAGCTCAGATTTGGCGTGTAGAACGTGCTGGCGTAAAAGCTGTAAACGATCACATCTCAGAACATGATTTAGATAATTGGGAGTTTGATGCTTACATCCCTAACAACTCTACTCTTGAAGATCTTATGTTTGCAGTAGATCACGCTTTAAAGGTTGTAGTGTAATGTGGTCCTGGTTACTAACCTTTTGTGGAATTACGGGCACATATATTGTTGGGCGTAAAAATAAAATGGGTTGGGTTGTTCTTTTCTTTAATGAAACTCTATGGCTTATTTACGCCCTTCATACAAAGCAATATGGTTTTATCTTAGGGTCTTTTGCATACATGGCTGTATACATTAAGTCCCATAGAAACTGGACAAAAACTGAGCAATAGAAGGAGTTGGGATAATGCAGTGTGTTGCTAAGACAGCTACCGGTATACCTTGCAAAATAGTAGGGGAAGAATCTAGGGCTGGTTTGTGCCACGTACATGATCCAAAAGGTAAATATCAAATACAACACCCTAAGTTTGCAGAAGCAGTTAAACGATTGCAACTTAAGGAGTCTAAGTGAGCTTTACAGGAACACTTCTACCCTATCAAGTTGAAGCCGTAGAAGCCATGGTGTCGCGTAAGAAGATGCTTGTGGCCTACGACCTTGGCTTGGGTAAAACTGTTCTTACTATTGCCGCTATTGAACAATTAAAAGACCTTGGAGAGATACAAGAACCTGGTATTATAATCTGCCTATCCTCATTAAAATATCAATGGGCTGAACAGATTAGGAAATTTACAAATGGAACTGCAAACCCTTTGGTCATTGATGGAACCCCAAAGCAAAGAGAATCACAGTACAGTCAAGCCTTTGATTGGGGCCATACGCTCGTTGACTATGTCATTATTAACTACGAGCAGGTTGTTAACGACTGGGACCAAGTATCAAAGCTTACTAGAGGATTCCTTGTCTGCGATGAAGCAACAGCAATAAAATCCTTTCGTTCTAAACGTTCAAGATATGTTAAAGATTTAACAAGCCCTATTAAGTACGCTCTTACCGGTACCCCAATAGAAAATGGAAAACCTGAAGAGCTCTATTCAATTATGCAATTTGTAGATAAGACGGTGCTTGGTAGGTTTGACCTCTTTGATAAAACATTTATTATTAGAAATCATTTTGGTGGGGTGGAAAAGTACCGTAATCTACCAACCCTTAATAAAACTATGGCGGCAGCTAGTGTCCGTAAACGTCAACAAGATCCTGATGTAGCCCCATATCTACCTGATACTATTTTTGCAGAACCTATTAGGATTCCTTTTGATAAAGCAGGGGCCAAGCTATACACCCAAATCTCTAGTGAGATCTTGCAAGACTTAGAGGATGCTATTGATAGCTATGGAACCTCTTTTGACTTGTTTTCCCACTATGCTGGGGAAAAACAAGACGAGGCTGCTAATGCTCTTAAGGGCAAGATTATGTCCAAGCTTACAGCTCTTCGTATGCTGTGTGATAGCTCTGGTTTGTTTGAGCATTCAGATTCAAACTATGTATCATCATTGAAAGATGCAGGCAAGCTTGATAACCTTAAAGCACATCCTAAACTCTCTGTTCTTAAAACTTATGTAGATGAGTTCTTAGAACAAAATGATGATAACAAGCTAGTTATTTTTACTAGCTATGTACATATGGTTTGGTTAATTCAAGAACACCTTGGATACGATTCAGCAAAATACACAGGAGAAATGGATGCAAAACAAAAAGAAGAATCGAAGGTTCGGTTCCAAACCGATCCAGATTGTCGCATACTTGTTTCTAGTGACGCCGGTGGCTATGGCGTGGATCTGCCTCAGGCTAACCTACTTATTAATTACGATCTTCCGTGGAATGCTGGGTTGGCTCTTCAACGTAATGGAAGAATTCGTAGAGCGTCTTCAACGTGGCCTTCTATAGTCATACAGGACTTTCTCATGGCAGGTTCTATTGAAGAAAGGCAACATGATATGTTGTTACAAAAGAACTCTATAGCTGATGCCATCATGGACGGAGAAGGCATAGACGCAGCTGGAGAGATTAAGTTAAATTTGGGAAGTCTTAGGACGTTTTTACAAGAGACATGGGTATAAACTTATGTCACTATGCCAAATGCACCTAAAACCCCAACCCGTACCATCCGGGTATCAAATGAGCTGTGGTCTGCTGTTAAGGACAAAGCTCTAGAAGATGGCCGTACAGTTACAGATGTTATTATTGCTGCCCTAAAGGAGTATGTAAAGGCGGATTTGCAAGACTAAAAATCTTGTGGTAGAGTAAGTAATAAGGGGGGTTAACATGCCTAATATAATCGAACGTAATTTGCCAGTCGAAGGCAATACAGTTGTAAGTAAGGTGCGCAAGTACCTATCGCTCAAGGGTCGTATTGATGACCTGACTAAGGAACAGTCCAGTCTTAAGACTGAGCTTTCTGAGCTTGTAGATTCTCAGGGTACTCCAGATGAGAAAGGCCATATCTGGTATTCATTGCCTGAGGATGTAAATGGAGTCACATCTCTCCAACGTCAACGCCGTGTTACTCAAAAACTTGATGCTGATGTGGCTGAGTCAATTCTTAAAGAAAAAGGATTAGCTAGCCGTTGCTATAAGCTTGTCCCGGTATTAGATGAAGCAGAGGTTATGGCTTGTCTTTATGAGGGGGCCCTTACCGAAGCAGAGATTGACACTATGTTTCCTAAGTCTATCTCATACGCTTTTATCCCAAGTAAGCAATGAGCACATCGGATCCAATTGATCGTTTACTCTCAGAGTTGGATGAGTATTATCCTGGCTCTAAGAAAAAACGCCGTCCTTTGAATCCTGAAGCTAAAAAGCGTACAGTAAAAGAAGAAGGATCCTGGGATGCAGATCCTCAGGTGAAGAAACTACCTAATGGAAATGTGGTAGAATTATTTAGTGCCGGGGCATTATCCCTTGCATTAGGTCGTCCACTAGTGACGATCAGACTTTGGGAACGAAAAGGGTATATACCACGTGCACCCTATCGCTTAAAGTCGCCAATTGTAGATGGGGTAAAGAAGCCAGGTTGGCGGATGTACTCTAGATCAATTATAGAAGCAACACTAAAAGCTTTCGAAGCTCGCGGGCTTATGGAAGCACCACGGATTGATTGGAATAAACACCCCGATCTATCAATTGAATTGATGGAAATATGGAAGAAAGTTCACGATCAAGAAGTAAATTAATTACCAATGACTATGATCCTATGATCCAATGAAAGGCAATACCAATGTCAACATCACTTCGCGTTAACAAGTCTACAACTCCAAACGTAGACTCATATATCTCTGAAGATGTTCTAGAAGACTCAGACATCTTTATTGAAGAAGATGCAACATCGTCTTCTGATTCATCCTCTATCATCCAATCAGGGTGGGATGCTGCTAGAAAGTCTGCAGCAAAATCAGGCAAGAAGTTTGCTACTGATTTCCGCTTTGATGAAAATGTACAGCTTGTAAAGTTTATTTCTGCTGAGCCTCTATCCTTTATGCAACACTGGGTTAACCGCCCAGGTAAGAAGTCATTTGTTGCTCTTCCTGATGGAGATCCTCTAGTTGAGGTGGGCAGTATTCCATCACAGAAGTATGCGTTTACTGTTCTAAATCTTTCAGATGAAGAACCACAAGTCCAACTTATGGTTGTTGGCATTCGTCTTTTCAATCAACTTGAAAAGCTCGCTACTGATAAGAAAACCGGTCCGCTTAATCGTTCTGATATGTACTTCGCAGTAAGTAAATCAGGCACAGGTACTAAAACTGTTTACAGTGCAATGCCTGTTAAAGAGCGTGACCTTATTGATGATTGGGATATCGACCCAGTTGCCGCTGCTGAAATGATCAAAACTCTAAAGCCTCTAGGAGCTGAAGCACTTCATGTTTCAACTCGTGCTGAGCTTGCTGAGATTGCTCGAGAAATCGCATCTGCTAACTAGTACGTCCCACTAATGTTGGGGAGCCGGCTTTTTGTACCTCCTTTCTACCGGCTCCCTAACCCTTTATCAGGAGCGCAATGAATATTATTACAACAGAAGAACATCTGTCAGAGATGGTTGACGCCTACCTACAACAAACTGCTTTTGTGTTTGACGTAGAAACAATGGGTGATCATCGAGGAGATCCTAGACAGAACCAAGTAGTATGGATTGCGCTTGCTACTGAAGGTCGCGTTGATGTTATACCTATGGGCCATCCTAATGGAGAGTACGTTAGTACAGAGTACCCATTGCTTCCTTCTGCCCAAGATAGAATTATTAAAGGGTTGCCTTTGCGCCCAATCGACTACAGCAAAGATGAGCGCAAAGCTAAAAAGATTTTTACAGAAGGTCCAGACCAACTTAGCCCTGGTGAAGTGTTTAAAGCTTTAAAGCCATTATTCTTTAGTGACCTTCTCAAGATTGGTCACAACCTTAAGTTTGATTTACAAAGTGTTACTAAATACATAGGTAAACTTCCCGCTCAGCCATACGCCTGTACCCTTAACGCTGCGTTTATTTTAGATACCCGCAACCAACGTTCACTTGGTTTAGATGATTGTCTAAAACGGGAATTTAATTACAACATGGTTAAGGGTGTGGGTAAAGAGATTGAGGCGCATACCTTTGATGATGTAGCAACCTATGCAGCATTAGATGCCGAATGGACTTGGAAGCTTTGGAAGAAGTATGAAGAAGACCTAGATAACTATAATCTTGAGGGCCTCTTTTTATTAGAGATGGATGTTCTTGAGGTTATCTGTAACATGGAACTTCATGGTGCAGAGATTGATGTTGAGGCTCTTATGAAGCTTAAAGCTGATCTAGATCTTCAACTTGAAGTTACTAAGGCTAACATCTATAGGTTAGCTGGCAAGGCATTTAATATCAATAGCGTACCTGAAAAACAACGTTTACTTTTTTCCGCAAAGAAGGATGGCGGTCGTGGACTCCGACCACGCGTCCTCACTCCGAAGGGCATCAAGAATAGCGAAGCAGGACTATCTACTGCTATCTCAGACTACTCGGTGTCTGAGCCCGCTCTCAAAGCATTCCAGGGCAAGGATGCTTTAGTTGATGCCCTTCTCAGTTATTCAGACCTCAACAAGTTGCTAACCACCTATGTAATTCCGTACTTGGGTGGTGACATCGTTCGTACTACTGCAGGTAAATCTAAGACTTTAGTTAAAAAGAGCTTGTTGCTTCGTGGGCGTATCCACACTGACTTTATTCAGTATGGTGCAGAGACCGGTCGTTTTTCTAGTCGTAACCCTAATCTGCAAAACATTCCAAACCCACGTACAGCTAATGGTAAAGCTATTCGTAATATCTTTATAGCACCGGAAGGGTGTCAGTTAGTTGTAGCAGACTATTCTCAGATTGAACCTCGTGTTATTGCTTCTTTTAGTGGCGATAGAATTATGTGTAATGCTTATTTAAATGGAGAAGATCTTTATACAACTGTTGGTGATACCGTTGGTGTAGACCGTGCTGCTGGTAAGGAACTGGTTCTCTCTATTGCCTATGGAGTTGGTCCTGAAAAGATTGCTGAAAAGATTGGGTGTACTCCAGCTAGGGCACGTCAACTTTTAGAAAACTTTGATACTAAGTTTCCTTCAGTAGCCAAGTACAAACGTCGTGTTGTATCTGATAGTCGTAAACGTGGTCCTATACCTCACGCTTTGACTTACCTGGGACGTCGTAGATACCTGCCAGAGTTGTTGTCTCCTTTGATTAGAGATCGTGCAAGGGCAGAACGTCAGGCATTTAATACAGTTATACAAGGGTCATCAGCTGATTTTATCAAATTAGCTATGGTTCGTGCACATCGCTTACTACCTGAGGGTGCTCATATGACTTTAACTATTCATGATGAATTAGTTACGGTTGCACCTAAAGAGATTATCAATGAAACAGCAGCGGCTATCCGCGAGGCTATGGAAGGCATCCAAGCTTTGAACATACCACTCCTGGCAGATGTTAAAATAGTTAATAGATGGGGAGAGGCAAAATAATGTTTGGACGTAAACGTAAAAAGAAAAGGATTAGCTTTGAGGTGAAGCGTATACCGCTGCCCATCCTTATGCGTCAAGCTATCTATGATTCTATGCTGGAACCTTCAGAGGGTATTGCTGAAGCACTAGGATTGTCTCCAGTTTCTGATGAGGTTGCTCTTATGGAAGAGCAAGAAAGTCAAAAACGTTTAGAGAATATTTCTGTGTTGATTCCATTTATTGAGTCCCATTCAGACATGTCAGCCAGAATCTGTGCAGCTGCATATGCTCTTGGTGACGATGAAGAGGGTTTGTTAAACGAGCTACTAGGGCAAGAAGGTGCTCTTGATCTTTTAACTGATTTGTTTAAAGTAGTTTGCATTTCTTCTTCTATGTCCTGTGTATCAACCCTTTTAAACTTAGAACTAATCGATACGAAAGTTGGTTACTACGATGGCGAATAAAGATTGGTGGGCTAATAAGTTAGGTAGCACTCAACCTGCTAGGCAGTCCCCTCCAACAGGTCCTAATCCCAATGTACCTTATACACCTCCGGTACAGCAACCTAACGTTAGGGTTGGTTATGACTCAGACAATGATCAATTAGTTACTAAAGCGGTAAGTGCTAAGACGTCAAACCTCTGTCCTAATTGCAATTCGGGTAACTATTTTGCACCACAGGGTACTCAACGTATGCGTTGCTATGATTGTGGGTATCCAATTGTTCAACAAGGTTCAGGTCTCGCAAGTTCGGGAGGCAGTGGTCCGGCTACTCCAGCAATACAACGAGGACAAGGCAATGGGTTTAATCCAGGCACAATAGTAGATAGGATCGGGTAATGAAAACACTAATTAATTCAGAGGCATTGAAGGTAGCTGCCAATATCAATAAGAAACTTGGTGGCAATACTGTTGTTACTGCTAATGAGGTACACATTCCTGATCGAATACCTACGGGATCTTTAACCCTCGATGTTGTTTTAGGTGGGGGTTGGCCTATGAATCGTTGGGTTGAGCTAGTAGGAGAAGCTTCACATGGTAAGACTGCACTAGCCCTACGTACTATTGCTGCCAACCAACAAAAGAATCCAGAGTTTACTGCAGTATGGATTGCTGCAGAAGACTTTGATTCTAAGTATGCAGAATTATGCGGGGTAGACACAAGTCGTGTACTACTCGTAGAGACTAATAGTATGGAGGACGCATTTGATGCGGTTATTCAATTCATGGAAAGCAAAGCTATTGATATGGTCGTTATTGATAGCCTTCCCGCTTTGGTTCCTAGTGCGGAAGACGAAAAGCACATGGAAGAATTTACTGTTGGACGAGGAGCTTTAATAACCAACAAGTTCTTTCGTAAGGTTATGTCAGCAACTAAAAGAGATTTGATTGAATCAGAACGCCCAGTACTGGGCATGATGATCAACCAATATCGTATGAAGATCGGCGTAATGCACGGCGATCCACGTACAACCCCGGGAGGTCTTGGCAAAGACTATGCCTACAGCGTTCGTTGCGAAGTAAAACGTGATGACTGGCTTGAGGTAGGCACCGGACAGGAAAAACGCCGTGTGGGGCAAACTATCCGTGTCCGTACTATAAAGAACAAGACCTACCCGCCACAACAGACAGCCTACCTAGACTTCTACTTTGCCGACGGGGGCGTTGTGGATGCTGGGGGATATGATACCGGTAAGGAAATTGTAGCCCTCTCCATCCTAAATGGCATCGTAGAACGTCGAGGTGGTTGGATGTACTATAATGATCGTAAGTGGCAAGGAGCTCAAGCCTTGATTGATTCTCTTCGTGAAGAAATTGATCTAAGGGATGAGCTAACTACTGCGGTCATGAGCACTCTGAAATCTACACCAGTATTAATGCTGAGCCCAGATGAAGAGTGAAGGACAAAAACAATCCCTAAAACATGAAAAGCGTTTAGAGAAAGTTGCAGGTGGCAAGCGCAACGCCGCCTCCGGTGCTTTTTGGTCTCGTAAAGGAGACGTCAGAACAGACGATCTTCTTATCGAACATAAATGGACTGGAAAGAAGCAGGTGACTATTAAGTCAGACGTGCTTCAAAAGATAATAACAGAAGCAGTTCTAGATAGCAGAACACCTGTTCTGGGATTGCATCTTGACGGTGAGAACTACGTAGTACTCTTGGAGGAGGATTTTTTTGAACTGCGCAATGCAGTAAGAGGAGAGTAGTGCGTTACAAAGACGACCCCGATTGGGCTTGGAGATATGAAGCCAAGTGTCGTGGAGAAGATACAGAGTTATTCTTCCCTCCACGAGACAAAGCACTCTACAAACCTATTGCAGATAAGGCTAAAGCTATTTGTTGGGGCAAGGATGGAAGACCGCCTTGTCCGGTACGGAAAGATTGCCTTAAGGAAGCTATCTTAAATGAAGAATTGCACGGAATTTTTGGTGGGTTATCTCATCGAGAGAGAAATGCAGCTGAACGTAAGATGCGTAAACAAGGTTTAACATTAGATGAGTGGCTTAAACAGGAGGACACAGATGGCAAAGCAAACAAGCATCCCGAGCAAGGATCTAAAAGCCTTTCTTAGTACGAGTAAAAGAGAGTCTCGTTTGATGGGTGCTTTAGAGCGCCATGTATTATCTAAGCCATTTGATGAGCGTGATCAATCTTATATACATCCTTCAGATATTATTAAATCTGAATGGTGTGCGTTGGCTCAGTATCATGCTCTAAAAGGAAACTATGTTGAGACTCGTGATAAGACTACGCTTCGTTTAGCGTCTATCTTTGCAGAAGGCCACACTATCCATGCTAAATGGCAGAACTGGTTTAGAGAGATGGGCGTACTTTACGGTCTGTGGCACGGACCTACAGGTAAAGGTTGGGACCTGGCCTCTAACAATGTAGATATTGAAGATGAGTATCTAGAGGTTCCTTTGCGTAGCGATAAACATATGATGCGTGGACATGCTGACGGTTGGATCAAAGGATTAGGCGATGATTGCTTAATTGAAATTAAATCTATTGGTACGGGCACCATTCGTATGGAGATGCCCGCTTTGATGGCACAATATAATAATGATATAGATCAGGTATGGAAAAACATTCGCATACCCCTAAGAACCCATCAACTACAGGGTCAAATCTATCTACATCTATGTCATCTAATGGTAGAAGATGGTTTGCTTGAAACAGCTCCTAATGAGATTGTTTTTATCTATGAGCTTAAAGCTAACCAAGAATATAAAGAATTTGTTGTAAAGTATAATCCTGAGTACACAGCAGAGTTGTTTGATAAGGCTCTTGATGTGGCTTGGGCAGTAAACAATAACAGGCCACCGCTATGTAATCTTGATTCAGAAAAAGGTTGTAAGCGTTGTGCGCCTTTTCAAGGAGGTAACAATGTCAATATCTAAGCACGCACTTAGTGCCCTACAAGAACTAGGCTTTGCCCTAGCTCCAAAACCTGAATACGAGATCCCTACCCTACCCAGAGATATAACCGATCTAGATGATGAGGGTCTTATGGATCTTTTTGTTCAGTATACGCAATGGAATGACCACCTAGCAGGTGCTCAGGCTATTGCTGCTATCAATCTACGTGAAGCTGAAACAACTATTAAAAATGCAGAAGCTACCGCCATTCTTAAAAATTGGACTGGCAACAAGAAAGATACTGTAGCTGTACTGAAAGCTCAAGGCGCTGCTAGCGAAGAGATGCAAGAGCTTCGTTATGATCTGGATACTAAGTATGCTTTTCATGAATTAATTAGAACACGAACAGAAAACATAGAGCGGGATTGCCAGCTAGTTTCACGTGAGCTTACACGTAGAACTTCTGATGGTGGTCTACGTTCACGTCAACGGAGGTTTGTATCATGACTTGGGAACAACTCTCATTATTTACAGACGAAGAGTTGGGACTACAAGGTCCCAAAGAAATTTCAAAAACAGTGGCTTGCTACTGGTGTCAGGGGACGGGTTTGCTTCAGTCAGATGAAGAGTGTCCATGTTTTACTAATACCTGTGAATGTAAGAATTGTAAGCAATGAGTAACCCGGCTAAGGCAAAAGGTAGTGGTGCAGAGCGTGCTGTAGTGGCATGGCTTAAGCAATGGTTTCCCTATGCAGATAGAAGACTGGCTGGTGCTGCTTTAGATAAAGGGGATATCTCTGGCATTCCTGGAGTAACTATTGAGATTAAAAATCATGCCACTATGAAACTATCTGAATGGTTAAAAGAACTAGAGACGGAGATGGCAAATGACAATGCCTGGACCGGAGTAGTTATCCATAAGAAAAAAGGAACCACCGATGTAGGCCAATGGTACGCCACAATGCCTGCATCAGTGTGGGTTGACCTTCTGGGTAGGGGACTTAAGAATTAGGGTCTTATAGGCGTACTGACGGGCGTTTAAAGGGTATTGTAGGACTAGGTGGGCGACCTAAAAATCGAACCTAAAGGACTACAAATCGTGACTGAAATATCAGAAGACCGTTTCTTGCGTGTCAGCGCAAGTTCCAACGCACAATCCGTGGGCTCAGCAATTGCCCACGCTCTATATGAAAAGCCTCAGGTGTACCTACGTGCAGTCGGGGCCTCAGCAGTTAACCAGGCAGTAAAGGCTATTGCTATCGCTAGTGGGTATGTTGCCCCTCGTGGTATGAACCTAAGTTGTCGTCCAGGATTTACTACGGTAGATTCAAGAGACGGGCAAATTAGTGCGATTGTCTTTACAATCACTGTAAGTTAATATATTCTTTGTTATGAGATCTCAAATCTAACAGTTAGGTACCAACATGGCAAAATCAGATCTAGATGTTGCAGTAGCAGCAGAAAACACACAGGGTCGTTCATCAATGGGTCGTGGAGGCACAGCCTTCTCTTCACCATCAGCTTCACCTGTTGCAGGAAAATCTATGCCTCGCAATAATAAGCAAGCTGCTGATCCAGCAGTTGAGGGGCAGAAGGCTCGTGTTAATCGCCCAATCACCGCAGGCGAACGTAATGGAGCAGCACATACAATCATTACTAATATCGTAAAGCAAAATGATCCCGCTGCAGGAACAACATTGGCTAACTCGCCAATCATTCCAGCAGTTACAAAGCGTGGCTTTAGCCAAGGTATTGGATCTTCATACTAATCTAGAGTATAATAAGTAGTACGGGGCTTTAATCGGCCCCGTACTTATCAAGGAGGCGCACAATGGGATTAGACTCTCTATATTTAGAGGCTAAGGAAAGAAACACTTACATTGTAGGTAAGTGTGTTGTTGGTCAATGGGCGTTTGCTTTACCCGAGAATGACCAAGCAGCTTTTACTCAATCATTAAATGACGAAGACTTCTCTACGAGAAGTTTATTTACGCTGTATACATCCGCAGGTGCAACATTCGGATTAACATCACTCAAAGAGCATAGAAATGGGAACTGCGCATGTCGCTAGAAGACGCATATAATACTGCTAAAGCAGACGGGGCTTTAAGCTCTATTGATAAATTACTTAAAGCTAACGGTCTTACTGCAGATGATGTAGGTAAAATTAGCAAGGTCAGCCTATCAACTAACCCCGATGATACTAAGATTATTCTTTCTCCTAAATGGAGTGAGGGTCCCAAGTGGCAGCCGGTACAACCAGCAGACCCTGTAGTAATTAACCCAAAGCCAACACCCGCTTTAATCAGCAGCGACTGGAAAGTTGCTGTTGCATTGCCTGATCCACAAATTGGGTACCGCAAATATGAGGACGACACATTAGATCCCTTCCACGATGAGGCTGCTATGGACGTAGCACTACAGATTGTGGGATTAGATCATGGTCATCCACTAGACCAAGTAATTAACCTCGGGGATTTCTTAGATCTCCCTATGTACGGAACTTATGAACAGGAGACTAACTTTGCACATACTGCGCAACTTGCTATTAATCGCGGATATCGTTTTCTTGCTGAGCAACGTGCTAACGCCGGAGTGGATGCACGAATTATCCTTTTGGAAGGCAACCATGACAAGCGCCTCAATCGTTTTATCAATACTAACGCTGCTGCTGCTTATGGCATAAAGGTAGCGGATATGCCAGATTCCTGGCCTGTTCTTAGCCTACAAAATCTATTACGTTGTGACGAATTAGGAGTGGAGTTTATTGATGGATACCCTGCTGCAGCTCATTGGATTAATAAGCGTCTTCGTGCTATGCATGGTGACCGTGCTAATTCTAGCGGGTCTACGGCAGCTCAATACGCAAATTCCAACCCTAACATCTCTACCTTATTTGGTCATACGCATCGTATGGAACAGCAAAGTAAGACTGTATTTGATCGTGACCAGGCAATTAAGAGTGTATCTTTTAGCCCAGGATGCTTATGCCGCGTTGATGGTGCGGTCCCATCTGTAAAAGGCGGGGTTGATGGTAAAGGTCAAGCTCTACAATACTTTGAGAACTGGCAGCAAGGTGTAAGCGTTATCTTCTTTAAAGACGGGGATGACGATAGCTTCCATTTCGATCAGGTGCATATACACAAGGGTAAAACCATGTACCGTGGTCAGGAAATTATCTCTAACGTATAGAGGTTTCGTTCTCATCTAGAATGGCTAAGATCTGCTTCACATGGCCACGTAGTTCTTCTATGTGGTTGTGTGTAGCTTGGTCTAATCTAAGGTCTTTAGTAATAATCTTGCGGTCTTCGTCTCCCTGACGATTAGTAGCGTTTAATAGTAATCCTGAAAGCAATATAGACTCGAGCGATACAATCAGAGTTAAGAACATAAATGGGTATGGTTCCACAAAGAACCAAATTGACCATAAAGATAAATGAAATAAGATAAACCAAGGCGTTCCAAATGCTACAGAAGCCCAGTCGGATAGTCTTTGAAAGTGCTTCATGTATCTCCTTAATTAGATACTTATTTTAACATGACAAGGTGTATTTTTTATAGGATAGTACGTGTATTGACATCGTTACACGGGAGATGAAATGAGCAACTCTACTATCAATATTCTTCAAGGAATATCCGCAGCTTTGGCCATATTGGGTGCAGCTGGTATAGCGTTGCGGTATTTAGTTAAACACTATCTATCAGAGTTAAAGCCTAATCATGGTACATCTCTTAATGATAAGATTAACTTAGAGATACTCCCTATTCTTAGAGATCTTAAGGCTAATCAAGAAAAGATTGCACTTAAAGTTGCAAAGCTCGAAGGCCGTTTCGAACAACACGTAGACGACGGAGAAGAATAATGCCTTACACGCCTCGTCCCGGTGACTATGGCGTGGTAAAAACCAACGGCATAGTAGGTAAATTAATTCGTGTAGGTACTCTAAGCCGATGGAATCATGCGGTTATTTGTATATCAGACGATCTAATTGTTGAGGCTCGCCCTGTAGGCGTACGCTTTGGTAAAGCAAGCAATTATGACCATCTTGCTTGGAATCAACATGAATATGGTCTTGATGACGCACAACGCAAAATAATTACAGATTTTGCTGTTGATCAAATTGGTAAACCTTATGGATTTTTTGACATATTTACAATTTTTCTTCGTATTGTGGGTTTACGTATGCCTCCTGTAAAACTATGGAACAATCTTTCTAAACGTCAAGGATTTATTTGTTCTGAATTAGTAGCAGAGGCTTATAGTAAGGCTGGTTTTAAGCTAATAAATAAACCTGTTAATCTTGTAACACCGGGGGATTTAGCAGAGAGGTTAATCTATCAGTGACAGATGCCCACACGCAGTCTATGAATCTGCACTTGGCTATCTCTATACCTGCCCATGAGCCTCGTGAATCAGACCCCCATTATCACTTGTTTAACCAAGCTAAGGCCCGTATAAAAAAACAAGGCCTATGGAAATGCATAATCAATGATGATTTATGCTCAGGACAACCCGAGCTTCACCACAGTCATATTGAGTTTAGCCAGGTAAATAACATGGATCCAGTTAAAGTTGAGAAGGCTTTTGGTGTGCATTTTGAAAATGATGAAGACTTTCAAAAGTGGATTGAAAGCCCAGGAAATCTTGAAGTACTTTGTATGGCCCATCACCGTACTCGCTTTGGTATTCATGAAATTCCTGCCCCATTATGGGAAACATTTAGATATCGTAAAACGGGAACAGCCCCTGCAGCGGAAGTGAAACATGAGTAGCGGTTTAGATATTGTATTAGAAGCACAAGGACAGCTTGGATTTATAGAGGGACCAAACAACGAAAATCCGTATGGTTCTTGGTATGGTGTTCCAAACCAACCATATTGCGCGATGTTTGTTAGCTGGGTTTTTAACCAAAAAGGACTATCATCATTGGTTGAAGCAGAAACTAGTAAAGGTTTTAGTTACTGTCCTGCCGCTTTAGCACATTTTCAAAAAAACGGACAAGTAGTAGGTAAATATGATGGACAACCTGGTGATTTAGTGTTCTTTAACTTTTCAGGTAACGGGCAGGCAGAACATGTAGGCATCATAGAAGGCGCAAGCTCTGATGGAATAACTACTATTGAGGCAAATACTTCACCTGACCATGCTACAGGTAGCCAAGCTAATGGCATAGGTGTGTTTAGGCGCCACCGTCCCTATCTTGGGGTTATGGCAATAGTTCGCCCTAAATATCCTAGTGCGGTTAAACCTTCTTCGAGTAAATCTTTAAATAATAAAGGATTGGCTACAGGTGTTGCCGGTATTACTGCATTAGGTGGTGCTGGGGCTGCAGGCGTTACCCACAATACTTCCACAGGTCCTACTACTAAGACTGTTGTTATAGCCGCACCTCCATTTCCAGGAAGTTCAACATTTAAAGTAGGGGCTAAAGGAAAAGCAGAACTTATAGTGGCCCGTGCTTTAGCAAATGCGGGGTTGCTTCCAGCAAACTTAGTTTCTGATGTTCTTACGGATGCTGAAATAGCACTTATTCCCGTTTATCAATCCAGATATCCTGGACTTAAAAAAGAAAAGGGTAAAGGTATTGGGCCGTTTACCTATGCCTCTATGGTGGCAAAGGCAGGCTCATGAATTGTTTGCAGCCGTTATCTTTTCGTGCTAGAATATTTGATGAGGGGTTGGGGGTTTAAAAATGATTAAGTTCAACTTTAAAAGCCCAGTGTCTATGGGTATAGCTAGCACTGCAGGGTTTACAGCCTGGGCTAACTCAGGTTTTCAACCTGATGTAAAGCACATTGGACTGGCAATATCTGCGGCTTTAGCTGGTTCAGCTCAGCCACACTTTTCGTCCTCTCAGCCGAATATCTCGGCAGATTCACACATCGTAACACCATATGTTAACAACATGGAACAGGATAAATAAATGAACGCAAAGACAAAATCACTCGTTGAACACTATGTATATGCAACTGCCGCTGCAGGCGTAGCAATCTGGCAAACAGGGGACCACGACCTTAAGAAGGTTGCTTGGGCTGCTCTTGTTGGTGTACTTGGTCCAGTCCTAAAGGCTGCTATCGACCACGCTACAAAGCCAGCATCTAAGTAAGTATTTAATGCCAAAGCCCCGGGGATTACACCCTCGGGGCTTTAGTATTTACTGTATGATAGGTAGGTCTAAGGGAGCACTAAATGCCTCAATCGCATCAAAACTGGCAGTACCTCGGTGCTAGCGGTTATATAGGAGCGTACACTACTACAGGTGGTGGCGGTACTCCTGTTACACCGCGTTCTGGTATGGATTTTCTTCGCATGGGTGTTGGTCGTGCCCCACAAGCTGAGTATCCTGATGGTTACCTAGGAACAATTCGTACACGCCGAGATGATAAAGGTAAGCCATTCTCAGTAGGCGATACAGTTTTAGATTCATTAAAGAATCGTCAGAATCAACGTGCTTACCAACGCGGTGTTCACCGTGGTGAGCGTATCGATCCTGCTCAATATCTGTGGCCAGAAAATCTTGAGCCAGATAGAAGAGTCAAAAACAAAAACTACCAACTCACAGAAGTTGAGGGGGCAGTGGTGTATCTCGGTAAGAGAAATGCACCTAAGATGGCTTTGGCTCCAGCACCTCATTTAGTTAATGATGGTAAGAGTAATATTTCATCCAATGTACCTGCGGAATTTAATCCACGTATTGCTCAAAACTTCACCCATCTAGCACCTCAATGGAAATAAAATGGCTGAAGAAGAATTCTATAATCATAGAGAAGTTGCTGAGCTTTTTGGTATACATCCAGATACGGTTCACAAGCTTACACGTATTAATAGAATTCCTGTAGAGCGTAGAAAAAAACCAGGTTTAAACGATCAGCATACTCTTCATTACCCTAAAGATGCAATCCATGCATTACAAGATAAGTTAAAACGAGGAATAAGCGGAAGAGCACTTCGTGAGGCCTCCCGTCCAACCTCCACACCACAGGCTGAACAAATAAATGGCGTACAATCTTTTCCTTGTGATTCTTGCGGCATAGATGTACCTATTGGAGACGTTGTCTCTCATACTCGTTTTCACGAAAGAGAAGGATTAGGTTTCTAATGGAAAATCAAAATAGTGTCTATGATTATAGTAAGGGTCGCCCCATAACTAACGAGGATCCAGATCCTTCGCTGCTTCGCTATGATTTTATGGGCCCGTTTGCTAATGCTCAAGAAGCATTTATGGCCCGCGCTCTTAAGTCTGCTACTATGCCTGCAGCTCTACTTACAGATTTAATTCGTCCACCTCTTCCTCAAATACAGCTATTCCCCCCTAAGTTTGGGTATCGTACCCGTGCTTTGGGTATTGAGGATGTAATGGACGTTAATCAAACATTCTCCCCAACTCGTGTAGACTTTACTCGTGAGCCTGGTGGATACCAGGGCACAGCCCGTAACGTCTCAGAAAGCGTCTGGTAACATGGCTAAAAGAAACTATCCTGAAGATAAAAAACTATTTACTCCATCAGAAGCAGGAGAAATTCTTGGGGTTGACCCAAAAACAGTAACCTCATATACCAAACCAGGTGGAAAAGATAAAGATGTTAAGCCAAAGCTAGATGCTGTGTTGACTCCTGGTGGAACCCGGCGCATCACAGCAGACAGCTTGGTTTCATCAGGTGTTTGCAGAAAATGTTGGACATTAAGAAGCTTGGGCGGTCAATGTGAGTGCTGAGGATGTCTCAACTCTAACTATCTATGATGGTATAGTTATGTGCCGTAGTTTCAGAATCGGTGTGGTAAATGGCGATTGACAAACAAGCTTGGTACCGTAGACTGCACTTAGAGGACGCTATGAAAGAGCAAGAGATACGACAAAAATACAAGATGCCACCTTTAGAGGGCCCTAGAGGAATGGGGCATGATGATGATTGCCCAGAGTGTAGTGCTGTAAGATCTAATGGTAAAAAAAGCGTTAACTTTGTAAAAGATCATGCTAATGACCCTAAGCAAAAAACATACAGAGATCCCCCAAGCAATTTAAACCACGGCAACGAGTGCCCATACTGCAACGAAGCTGTTCTAAATACTATTGGCCGTAACAACCATTTTGATATAGGCGGAAATGAGGGTAAATAATGGATGACATCTCAACGTTAACTATCTATGATGGTACTTTGCCATGTAGAAAGTGTGGGTACCCTATGACTCCTCTGGAAGCTATGTATAGTGATGATGGTTTATGCCCTTACTGCCGTAATGAAAAGTATGAAAAGCATGCTGAGGGGTTGATGGTTGATGGAGAAAGGTAAGCAGTTTAAGTCTGTAGAGAGTTGGGAGAAAATGGCACGCCATGCCAAGTGGGTAGGCGGGCAAGCAAGTAAGCTCAATCCCGGATCTTCAGCAGCTGAATCAAAGCGTAGACAGGGCAAGAAGTTTAAAGCTCGGGGTAAAAAGGTTATCCGCCCACGGATTCCTAAGTATCATAACCCTGACAATAGAGAGAAATAAAGGAATAATTACACCCATGGCACAAAATAAGAAGCACAAGGTTAAAGACCCTCATGGTAAGGATATGGACTACAAAGTCCAACCTATCAAGGTAATGACTATGGAGCAAAAAGAAAAGGCTAAGGCAGATGCTAAGGCTAAAGCTAAACCAGCCATAGCAGGACAAGCAAAGAAAAAGGCTAAAAAGAAATGACAATAAGTTATCTTGAAAATCGCGCAGCACATCGCCGCGCTATTAGCTATAGCCGTGCTCAAGAGCTTGGCCATAATGATTTTGCAGGAAACGTAAACAATACTTCAGCTGCAGCTGGGGTACCAAATGTAAGCTATGGAGCAGAAGCTCCAAAGAATGATCAGGAGCGACCATGACGTATCTACCACGTAGAGAAAATCGTGCTAAGCGTAAAGCGAAGGCATTTAAAGCCACTAATAATAGTATAGGAAAGCACCAGTCTGCTATGGATGCTATTGAAACTGCGTCCTTGAGTGGTGATCCTCAGTTAAAAGAGACTTATTGGGACGGTAATACAGGCTCTTATTCTTCCGTATATACGCACGTACCACCAAGATCTGTAAACATTGTAGGTTCACCAGAACAAAAAACAAATAAATATGCTAGAGAAGGTAAACTAACTCAGGGTGAAACTATGCAGTACAAAGCAGAACATCATCTTAACAGATTACTTAACGATGACAGACTATTTAACGAAGGAAATAAGGAGAATAAGTAATGCGTACAGAAAACAAGTCACTAAACAATAGCGTTAAAGAAGGCGCTACTGACGGTAAGTACCGTAAGGTACGCCCAAACACAACTGTTGCTCCAGGCACCGGTGAAGATATTATGCTTGCAAATCGTCGTGCTTTGCACCCATACTGGAACTATGATTTTATTGATCAAGAGTCACCTTCAAAGGTTGCTCCAGGAGATATGACTGCCGGCTCAAAGCCTCGTCCAGCTATGCCTGTAGATCACATCTCTAATGATCAGATGTTAGGTACATACTAATATTGTGGAAGAAACTCCAGACAATGTAGTCAAATTTCCTATGACTAGAGCTATGCGCTTTCGGCATTCCGTAAATAAAGCTAAAGATGCATTGTTTGAACCTGAGCAGGACACCCATGAAACAAAAGAACCCGTAGCAGAAGAGCCGCTAAGGCAAGAACATTTTGAAGTAGGTCAGCAAGAAGCAACGATTCATTCCTTGCGTGATCAACAGATTAAGCGCAATATGCGAGCTGGGGATGAAAGTGTAATGAAGATTATTAATATGGAAGACCCAACAAAGGATGAACTATGACCACAGTAACTACTAGAAATACAGGTAAAACAACATGAGCGACTCAAATAACCTTAGCCCTAAACAAGTTAATCCTCTAGAAAAAACTGCTGGATTTGAAAATCCACATGGTAAATGGTCATTTAAAGTTGGGGATATTGTTAATATGGCTGCTAGTAAAGGTAAGTTAAATACCTTTAATCCTCAGATAT